TACAAACACTAACGCATATTCAACATGCTGAAATTCCACACCTAGTCAATCACGCAGAGGATCTAGATAATACTGAGTGTAATGTTCGTTACCTAAGAAAGGAAATTACTGAAGATCGCTGGAAACAACTCCTTCAACAACGCGAGAAAAGACGTCAAAAGCGTGATGACATGCGTCTTCGTTTTGAAGCACTTGTAGGTGTAGGTGTAGATGTTTACCGTAATATCATAAATCAACTTCCACCAAATACACAGGTTTCTCATCAAACTGCTACAAATCACCTTGAAAATGCACAAAAACAACTACTACAAATGCGTGAAATCTTTAATACAAGCATGCTAGAAATTAGTAAGCGTTACAAGTGTAGGGTGATGCAACTTGATGAAAATATTCGTCGCACATATACAAAGTATCAGGTCAAACGCACATCAAAGGAAACTGATAGTGATAGCGATGACGAAAGTGTTCCAAAGACGAATATTGTAGTAAATAATACCACGGCGTAAACATGCGTAAAATAATTAAAATAAAAATTAAAAAACTCAAATAAATAAAATGAATTCAAGCCATGAAAGGCCCTATGGCATTGGTCTCCTGGATGATTTACATACTTTTTTTCCAGCAATTCTCTATACGCCTGATGTTTTTAATACAACGCAAGATTTATTACAATATATCTCAAGCCAAGCACGCGAGCATTTTAATATTTACAGTCGCAATTTAAGATCGTTTTTAAATCAAGATATGCGCCCCGTAGAAGTTCAAACAAATTCAAATCAAACAGCATTTGTTCCTAGATTGGTTGGAGGAATTCCTATTGAGACATACCGACGCCAAGTTGCCTCGCAGCTAAATAGCTCCACCACCTCAACGACTAGGGCACAAAACAGAACAACTGCCCCAGAAATTACATCTACAAGGATTCGATATACAACGACCCCTATTACTCTCAGCACAACAGAGGATACAACCGGTCTGTCCAGCTTAAATGCACTATTGTCACTTTTACAGCCAAACAGTGTTGATATTAATATGGAGAGTCTATTAACACCTCTCATGACACCTGTAAGAGTCGCACCTACGAGAGAACAAATCCGTGGCGCCACATCTCTACGAATGGCGAGTGCAAATGACGTAAATATGTGTAGTATATGCCAAGAACACTATGAAACAAATGATACACCTGATACAATTTGTGTAATTAATCATTGTCAACACGGGTTTCACAATTCATGTTTGATGAGATGGTTTGATGAAAATACACGTTGCCCTGTATGTCGCTGGGATATCCGCGAAGATACCAGATCAACCCAGACAGGCACTCAAACTTCATCGCCACAAACAAATTCATAAATCTAAAATGCCAAGATTAGTCATAATATCAAAATTTATTTGATACTATGAACCATTTTTGTATGGTATTTTTATATTTTACGCCGCCCTGGTATGAATAGAACTTAGATCTTGAGGAAGTGCTTCCCAATTCGTGTGCCAGAATTGCTCAATCTCAGTCTTCATTTTCATTTCAGTGGGACCAACAAGGTTAATGGTAAGCCCCTTGCGCCCATAACGTCCAGCGCGACCAATACGGTGAATGTAATTTGCTTTATCAAGAGGTAGCTCAAAATTAATTACGGTCTCCACCTGTTGAACATCAATACCACGGGCAGTCAGATCCGTAGTAATTAGAACACGACTAGAGCCCTGGCGGAAATCCTTCATCTTTTGATTGCGCTCCTCAGATGACATACCACCGTGTAGACACTCTAGCGTGAACTTAGCGTCCTTCATCTTCATAGCCAGCCAATCTGCACGCGACTGTTTATTACAAAAAATCATCGCCTGATTGATATGAAGCTGGGAGTAAATATCACATAGAATATCAAATTTCCACTCCTCTTGTTGAATATCAACATAATACTGCTTAATTCCTTCTAGAGGCACATCCTTGGTCTCAATTAGAATCCTTACAGGGTCCTGAAGAATGCCATCCGTAAACTTTACAATTTCTGCGGGCCAAGTGGCTGAAAAGAGACATACACGAGTAGTCTCAGGAAATCCCAGTTTAAGAATACACATCATTTGTTCTTGAAAACGATTCTCCAACATTTGATCTGCCTCATCAAGAATTAGACAGCGAATATGGTCACGTTTTAGCGCACCACGATGACATAGATCATAGATGCGACCAGGAGTGCCTACAATAAATTGACAACCATTGCGAATGGCAGTAATATCATCTTTGATACTACGACCACCAATGGCATAATGTGCTTTAATCTGCATGTAGGCTCCAATTCCTGTGGCTACATTATAAATTTGCTCGGCCAGCTCGTGTGTAGGAACTACGATAAGAACTTGAACCTCAGAAAGACTGGGATCTACACGGCAAAGAGATCCAATTGTAAATGTTCCCGTCTTTCCAGTTCCAGACTGTGCCTGTGCAAGAACATCCCGACCCTCGGCAATAGGAACAATGCCACGCTTTTGAATTTCCGAAGGCTTTTCAAAACCATATGCATATACACCACGTAGCAGATTATCAGGAATATTCATTTCATCAAAGTTATCATACACGCGAACAGAATTTGCCTGGCTACCTAGAGACATTTGTTGAATTCCTTCAGACATCTTATTAATTAGAATACTCATTTTGCTTTTAAGCACGTTTGACTAGATAAAATTGATTGCCTAAAGTCTCTAGAAACACTGTAGAGACAAAGACTTGCAGAATGGATAGTGATAACGAGAATGACGACTTTAGTATGGATGCCGATATTGAAAATGATCTAGAAGAACAACAAGAAATCCAAGATAAGGATGAACAAAAGCTAACAGCAGGGCAAGTAACACAGCGCGAAATTGCCAAAGAGTCTCGCGCCCTTCAGTTTCTAAATACTCATCACCCTGAGTGTCGCCTTGATTATAGAGAGGAAGTTTTAAACAAACTACCTCTTAAAGCATACCCTCCTGATCATGGCGCAGATAAACAACACAGAAGTGTTCCTTATCTAACAATCTTTGAAAAAACAAAAATCATGGGATTTCGCGCAAATCAACTTGCACAAGGTGCTGTCCCTTTTATTAATCCTGTTCCATCACATATTACAGATGTCCTTGAAATTGCATCCCTAGAGCTAGAGGAAAGAAAACTTCCCTATATTCTTAAACGTCCTATGCCAGATGGATCATTTGAATATGTTCGCCTTTCAGATCTACTCATTATGTAAATATAATATTAGACAAAATTTACTAAAAAATATGAATTCTTTTTTCTGATGCAATATAGAGTTTATCTCCTGGTTTAATATCAAAACACTCATACCAATCATCAAACTGACTTACAATATTATTTACACGTGCTGATGGAGGCGCATGAACATCCATGAAAAGACTCTGTAAAGCCTTTTCTCGTTTTTCTTTTGTTCTCCAACTTACAGCAAAACTCACAAAAAAATCGCAAATTTCTTTTTTATATTCTTCCTTTGAAAGATCACGGCGCGCGCGGAGCCGTTTCTTAAGAGCTTCTAATGCAATTGCAACACCTCCTAAATCTGCAATATTTTCACTCAGTGTAAGCATACCATTTAGATAATGCCCAAAATATTGTGTTTTATTAAACAACTGTATTAATGCTTTTGCGCGTTTCCTATATTCTTCTGTTTCAGTTTGACTCCACCAGGTCTCTCGTTTTCCGAATTCATTATATTCTTTTCCATCATTATCAAAAGCATGACAAATTTCATGGCCGATTGTTGCCCCAATTCCTCCAAAATTCCAGCCATCTGATGCACGAGGATCAAAAAATGGCCATTTTAGAATTCCAGCTGGTAATACTAATTTATTTCCATCATTATAATAATATGCATTTACCGAAAATACAGCATCATCCCAATTTCTAGGATCCAGTTTTGTATTTATTTTTTCAGCTTCATCTATAAAATCTAAGTATGATAATTTTAAAACATTTTCTACAAGATTTTCTGGATTTAATGATGTTTTTTTATCACGCTCAATGCGTGACGGATATGCTATTCCAAGATAAATATTATTTATCTTTTTCTGTGCTTTTTTTCGTGTTTTAAGATCAAGCCAATTTACCATCCCAATACGCTCCATAGCCATGTCTTTAATTTCTTTGGCAAGAAGCGTAGCATCTAATTTAACCCTTGGATTAACGTATCTTTCAACATACATATATCCTAACGAGCCTTTCAACCATTGTTGAGCCAAACGAAGAGTAAGGCGCTTTTGAGGTGTTTTTTCAGATTGTCCGCGCATTCTGTGGCCAAATAATTCAAACTCTAGATCATCGTATGGCGGAGGTAACAGAGGTAACAAATAGATTAGAATTTGCGCCATTAAAAAAAGTTTCCATTGTTCAATAGGAATCATTTTCATTAGTCTGTTGATATTTTGAAACCAATAGGGACTTGTCACTAAAATTTTCTGATTTTCAAATTCACTTTCTGTATAATTAAATGAGGATTTGAATATCATTTTCCAAGGAATATTTGGGCACTTCTTCTGGAGTTGTTTTCCTGTTAATAGAACTTCTCCATCGCTTTTACTTTTGTTTAAGATTTTAGCCAACAAAATTTCCAAAGCAACTATTCTTTCCAAACCTGGAACTTCAAAATCATCAGATAATTTACGAAGAAGTTTTGTATACGCAAGAATGATGCGACTTTCCTTATCCTCATAATATTTTTCATCAGGTAAGCCAAGATTTCCCGTTGTTAAAGTAAGTCGTATTGTATTTCCTTCATATTCGGGAGTTACGGCAATAAATCCCATAATCGTATTTATACGATACTTCATAAATTCACCAATCGAGGAACCAAGGTCAGATGTATCACGAATACAGCGCAAGCCATGAATTAATGATTTAACATATTTAATATTATTTGGCTGAGTTTTTATATTCAGAGCGGATTCAGCCAACGTTCCCAAAAGATAAATTGTATGCGGAATATGCTTGTCTGCAATCGTGTGTGCTCGTTGTCTTGCATCATTTAAAATTTCATGTAGTTCGTTATCAATAAGCTCTTCAATTTCTTCACTGACACCATAACTACTTAAATATGGGGGCATATTTACATGCCGTAGCCAGTTTCCATTTACGAATTTGTAGAAATCGTCCCCTGGCGACGTAGAGATCTGGAATGGCGGTATGTCTGGCTGTGACGGAATAGCCGTCTGGGATTTGCTGAATCGTCTAGTTGGAGGCATAGCCCCTTTCCTACTCTATCTTTGGCTTTATGATACGCCGTAAGTGCCTTTCTACCACGAAAATACTTCCTGGTTTCATACATAAGAGCACGCTGATCGTAAAGGATACTTGGTGCGACTGGACATCCATCAGAACAAAGTGTATCTATGGTTTCAACTGAACCCTCGGTAGACATAGTAAAGGATGAAGTGGAAGACATAGTGGGTATATCCCTCTTACTTTATGATTTGAAATTGTCGGGATATAAATAGTATATTCCAATAATTTTTTTTATAATATAGAAATCAAATATGTTAAGTATAAGCCATAAAAGTTTTTAGCAAACACATCTAAAATATTATATGCTATATTTTTTGTAATATTTGGTAAAAGGGCTGCCACACCATATAAACTCCATACAAAGAACATAAAATAAAATATTCTTTTATCTTCTACATCGTGGACAAAACCATCATATATTCCATAAAATGAACCACACAATGCTATATACCCAAATAGTGTTGAAGCATACAAGTTAATAAAACCAATTTCTTGTAAGTATCCAAATAGTAACATAAAAAAGTTCAACAAAAGAATAATAATTATTCTAAACTTATTTTCTGAAAAGACTTCCAATAGGGTTTTTGGTTTACCTTCTTTAGCTTCTTTAGCTTCTAACGATCTCAAATAAATAAAATATGCCATTGTTGAAAATAACATTATTGGTGTTGTAATCACCCAATCATAATAACGAAATTTAGTTACATCAAATGTTGCATTTTTTATACTAAACTGTTTATACCATGTGTAGAATATTAATTCAATAATCTGAACAAGTGTTTCTAAACCCAAGATCTCCTTTAAAATCAAATGCTTCGGGCTAAGATCCTTTGTTAATCCAAAAAAATTAGTAAATAATGTTATTAGCTGTGCTCCCAAAGAATAATTAATTGACGGACCCAGAAGATCCTTCATCTATCTTAGTTTCAGTATTTTCAGTAGCCACCTCTACAATATTTTCTTGGGGGCGGGGGTGGCTCTCCTGTAGTGCCATCATTACATCTTCCTGAATTTTAACAGCCAAACTATTACAAATTGTCTTTACAAACGGATTTTGCATGCTGATCTCTTCTACACCGCACATATCATATATGACATCATCATTGTAGTGATAAAGAGAATAGTTGTTTTCAACCTTAACAAGAGAATAACCGCTATTTAGTAAGTGTCCCACGCAGTGTGCAGTAGGCGTATGTTCATCAGGAGTATAAGACCATTTTATGCAGATCAGACCTGGGCGAAAACCTGCATCTAAAATAGAGTAGGTAAGAAGTCGCTCCATTCCATGACCAACCTCGATTTTAAGATAGTTTATAGAGGGAGCAATGTTCAGTTTATTAAAGGTAGGCTCTAGAAGGATTTTGGGGCCATCCTCTGTTTTAAAAAACTCATTTGCATCAGGTCCCATAATCAATTGATCTGGCAAAATCCAAGTCTTTGCAATCGCCAGAAAATCAGGATTTTCTTTTACTCCAGGATATTTCATGCGGTCCTTTAGAATATTTCTTGTATTATTCCAGGCAATTGTATGATTTGTATAATCCTTATACGGGCAAATAATAGTATTTCCAAATATGCGTTCGCCAATAACCAAGTCTTTTTGCCAAATGGCGGGATCATCGGCAATCGTTACAAATATGCGCTTTGTATTATTTGTCGATATGCCAAAAAACTGCATGGGCTCTTTAGGCAATAATCTATTTGATACTGAAATGAAGTTATTATCAATAGACATAATGTTATGAAATATCTAAGAATCTTACCTTTAGACCAGTTACTTATATACACATTCTACATGCGCCAGTGATGACCGCAGTTTACGCAAGTAATAAACTTTGTCATTGGCTCATCTGCAGACCTTGTCTGTAGCTCATAGAAAGTTGTCTCGCGCTTATTACACCTGCCACATTTGAACATATCAGTTGCCATAGCTTTATTGCCCTCCAACTGCCTTTGTTCACGTAGGAGCTGGCGCTCTCGCATCTCCGTATAGAGTTCAGGTGCTAACTCTGTCGCCCCCATATTCGATAAATGTTCAATTTTCAAATCACCATTTTCAATTTTTGAATAAAGATTTTTATTCCTTACATAGGAGTTTGGATCCAAATTTGAAAGAATTCTACGAGTAGCAGAGGTATAACATATCTGAAATAGTTTATTGTCAAAGCTTTTCAATACAAATTTCTGATCGGCATCTCGTAGAGCAGAATTAAATATACTCATTTCAATCTTAATCTGTTCTGCCTTTGAAAATTTATTTCCAAGAAATTTCTGTATAAGTGTAAATGTCTGTGAACGGATTTCTTTTTCCTTTGGGTTATCAGATGAAATTGGTTTATATTCAGTAATTTGTTGAAATGATGGATTCAGAAGAAGTGTCTGTTGTTTGGCACGACCAGTATTTTGTGCAACGGTTAAATTTGCCTTTGCAGGTTTTTTCTTACTTGATGCTCTTGATTTTACTGGAGCTACATCTTCATCATCTTCGCCCATTTGTTCATTACCACTTTCTAAACCATCATCTTCATTCTCGCCATCTACCTCATCATCTTCTACATCTTCAGAAACATCATCATCATCCGCTTCTTTATCATCTTCATCCTCTGGAACACCCTCATCTTCGGCTTTCTTTTTTTTACTGGATACTTCAATTTCTTCTTTGTCTTCCTCCTCTTCCTCCTCTTCATCTTCCTCTTCGTCTTCATCTTCCTCTTCGTCATCGAGACTCTCAAACCCACCAAAGGCGGAATTGTAGAATTTTTCATATTGCTCTGGAGTAAAATTTACAGGATCTGTCCAGCTATTTTTAATCTTACTGGCGATGAGTAAAATATCACTAAAATAGATCTCATTATCAAGAGGAGGAGGCAGTTCATGCTTGTTCTCAGTTCCCGCCTTTCCTTTTTTATATCCAAAGAGAGTTAGCAGATACTCTCCAAATTTGTAGGAACCGAGTTCTGAAATAGGCGTCTTTTTTTTCATAATATCTTGGAGATTAGTCTGTGAAAGTGGAGTTTTATCTTTATCATCTTTAACTTTGATTTTTTTAATATCACCCTTTGCCTGAAGTAATATGCCATAAAGAATTGCCATTGTATTTGTATATAATTATTATGCTTAAAGTTCGGTCAATTTTTAATATATAAGGAGGGCATATAAATGTTTCGCTTATATTGGAATTCAAATACTCCATTACACGAAAAAACTGGTTTAATAAAACAGTTTTATAGAATTGAAGGTGGCAACTGGTTTTGTGAAGAAACAGACGATGGTCGGCGAGAAACTTTTCAGGTAAACAATCGTATATGTATAGATCCCAATTCATATACAATTCTAGAAATTCTAGAAGAACAAAGTCCAGATTATTGTGATAAAGTTCTTACAAAGGATACTACTCCTTCTTATCTTGAGTTGATTCTACAGGAGAAGTCATTTCATCTTTGGAGGAAACTACATTCTCCTCAACAGACTTCTCCTCAACAGACTTCTCCTCAACAGACTTCTCCTCAACAGACTTCACAACAACTTGTTCAAGAGAAGTTGTTGAAGCAGATTCCTCATGCTTCTTTTCTTCTTTCGGGGCCTCTGGGGCAAGAACTGCCTTTATGGGCTCTAGAGCTTTTGGAAGAGAAACACACCGAAACAATGCAGAAAATATTGATTGGCAAGTCTTTTGTGCCTCTTCCTTTCGCAGATCAATCTTGCCACGTGCACAGTCAACGGCAAGATTCAAGACAGACGGAAGAGTCTTCTTCGCAAACTCCGCCGCCTCCACTAAACGTTGGCGCCGAGACAGAAAAGAGGCCTTCTCAGAATCATCGGAAGGCTCGGCACCCATCTCAGCCAAAAGCTTCTTCAGAGCCAGATCAACAGAACTCAAAACTAAGTCGCGCTTCTCCAATCCCGAAAGTTGTTGAAACTGGTTCGCTTTGCCCGCCAGTGAACCTCCCAATGAAACGACCTCCCCGCATGTCACCTCTCCATCAACAAGGACCTTATAAGCATCATTCACCAAGGAATCCAAAAGTTCAGAATGTTTGTTTGATTGATCCTGAGAACTCATAACACTGTATCTAACCTAGTGAGAAAAAGATGTTTAGATAATTTTTCCTTGCAGTTTCAGATGTGGCAGCGTTTGTTACTTGGATTTGTTTTGGCTATTTCCGTCTATTTCATAGTTCGTGCATTTTCTAAAGAAGGTTTTACAAACTGGGATTCTGTTGTGGAGACACCCGGGCCAGCGCCTATCATTCGTGAACCTCCAACTCGTGGAGATCTAAATATGGCGCCAGGTGGTCCAAATCCCCCAAATGCAGCAGCTCCCCGTAATATGCCTTTGACGCGTAGTCCTCCCCCTGATGCAAGTGATCCGTATGATGAAACTGCCGAGGATGCAGATGCCCCCGAACAATTGCGCCATCCCGAAAGAAGCTTTAGTCCTGGAATTATACCCCAGCAAACTATAATCAATGAAAGTGCAGGTCTCGCAGGCCCACCCGCCTCAAGTGCACAAGCATTCCAAACATTCAATCCTGAGTTCATCCAGAATGGCGGAACATGGTTTGGTAATGTAAGTGCACAAGAAGATGAAAATCCTAATTACAGTGCATTCTAAAAATTGAAAGTTAAACCATATAAACAAGTACCACACTAGATATATATAGAGAAATGTATAATTATAAGTCAGTTCGTAGTTCTGAACCCCAGATTCGTAGTAATCCTGCTTTACGCTTTGTAAGTGATAATTCAGGGTTCCAAAAGCGACTTTCCACTCTTTTGGAACCTATCCCATTGCCATTCCCAACCTTTCAAATATTCAAAGATACCAGTCTTTCAATTATTAAACAACACACCTATTACGCATGGGTTCGTCCTGCACATCTTCGTTCAACATGGGCCATACTTACACCTGATATGCCTTTTATTATGGTTGATCCCAAAGATAATAGAAAAATGTTCAGCCTTAGAATTGCGTTTGATAAAAGAAAACTTCAACATATTGGGCCAATCATTATGGAAGGGGCTTGGGATGCGCAAGATCACGTTTTATGGCTATGGGATGTAGTATTCTGGGAACGTTCAAATATTTGGGAAACTACACCATACAGTAAACGTTGGGAAATTCTTAAAACGATTGTAAATACAATTCTTGACTGTGGAAATCCAATTTCAGACGCTGAAGTTAAACTTCCTGAATGGGAGAGTCTGGAAGAGCTAGCAAGTCGTAATGACATTGATACCGCAACTTCAGTTGAATTTCAACCTGAAAAGGAATCAAAACGAAGAATACTTTATCTACAAAGAACTGGAGATGTAAAATATTCTCCTGTAACTCATCACGAAAGAAAAATGATTTCTGAACAAGGAGATAAACATAGAGAGATACATAAAAAGAATAACAAGCCTAGTGAACTACCCATTAAGACTGCGGAACCAATTAAAGATGAGAATAGTATAAGCGAAGTTCCAAAGATTTCATCTGAAAAAATAAATACTCAGAACTCAGAGAGACATTGTGTGGCTAGACTCACAAAAGATAGTGTAAGTAAACTACCTGATACATATAGGCTAAAATCTATACACGATGAGGATTTAGGATTGGCGGCAATTCGTGGACTTCATATTAGCACCCAAATTCGCGAACTCATGAAAGTCCGAGATTCAATCGTGGTTGACATTCAGTGGTTTGAACCTTTTCAGAAATATGAAGTAAAGAAAGTTCACCAATAATTCGCCTAAATATCATATTTACAAGTTAAAGTCTCCGTATAAAGCAACTGGTGATAGATAAGAACACCTAAGATAGTTTTATATGAACCTGTGTGCTCAAGTTTTTTTTCTAAATCAAATTTCAAAAGATGAGTCCCCTGTATGTTTTTTTCATACCTATGAATATCAAAATCAGTAATCCCATTTGATACAAATAAATGATCTAGAGAAATTTTTATGTTTTCTATATCATTTTGAGTCCATTTTATTTTTCCTGAATTAGCATTTTCATGAAAAATAATACCTCCAAACATTTCAATATCTTCCGAAGACTGTGTGGCAAAAACAAATTTATATTCTAAACCTGTGCTAAAAAACGCATATCTGCCCATGATAATCTTTAATTACATTATATACTATAGTCTTTAATCTTGAAACATAAATATTAACCTATCCAAGATCCAACGTCTGGCAGACTGAACCCTGCTTGAGTTTTGAACAGTTTCGCCTGTCAGTTCTGTAAATATATCTTTCCATTTCTTTTTTTCTTTTTTTGCTGTTGCACGACTTGTAAGATCTAAAAATGGAAGCCTTGTAGTTCCCGTTTCAAATTGCTCAGATGCCATTATAATTGTATCACGCGCCTTTGACCATTCATTAGCATTATAAAAACGCCTTAACATTAAACTTAGAAATGTATATGTATATGTTGCGCGTTCAACCGTCATTTCATGACTTATTACAAGTGCTGTGGCAAATAAAGTTCTCCAAGGCATTTGAGTTGAAAGACTAATCCTTCTACGACAAAGAGGGCAACTCCGATGTCTTGCCAACCAAATATGTATACAAATTGCGTGAAATGTATGATCGCAGTTTTTTGGTTTCACAATTTGATGATAAGGTTCCATAGCCTCATGACAAATGACACAACTTATTGGATCATTGGACATGATACTTTCCTGTATTGTATTTAGTTTTTCTTTTAATCCCTTAGTAGGAAGAATGAATAATGTTGCTGCAAGTCGCAGATCATCTCGTAAGAAAGGTTGCCGTCGCAACCGCCGTAATCAGATTGGGGGAGCAGGGGAGGCATATACTCTTGGCGGACTTGTGGCTGGTGCACCCATCATAAATAACTATGGACAGGAAATTGTTAGATTTCCAAGCTGTGAACAAGCTGTGCGCCCTGGGTATCTAACAGATGCCCAAATCAAGGGTGGTCTTCCCGGATTTTCTGGTGGCCGTCGTCGTAAAATGAGAGGTGGTCAGGGCACACCTGGTTCTCCTTATCCTGAAACATATGCGTCTGAGACTAGCACATATATACCACCTGCCAACGGAGCTTCTTATACACCTCAACCAGTCCCAGGTGCTACGAGCACATCTATAACGCCCCCTGCCATGATTGGTGGAAGCCAGTCTATGAATATAGATGCTCAAAAGTTGCTAGATCTTTTAGCAACTGGATCCAAGATTGGCGGTGCATCAAATGTTCCCAGAAATACTGGAGCCAGTGGTAAAAATAATGTCCCTACTGGCCCAGTCATGCAGTTAGGTGGTCGTGGTGGTGTATTGGAGACAGGTGCCAATCAATTAGCCTCTGCAGGCCCTATCGGAGCTCAAGTCGGTGGGCGTTATACAAATGAGTTCAATGTTGTGGGCGATTCCAAGATCGCTTTGATGGAGCCATCCTATAGTGGTTGTGGTGATGGCCTAGTAGCGCAACAAAATCCCTTTAATAAAGGTGAACTTTCTAGTTTGATTACTGCCCCCCCGCCTCTCGTGCCCACCCCCAGCCCCGGATCTGGAGATATGTTACAAAAAGGTGGAAAGCGCAAGTCTCGCAAAGCTCGCAAGTCCCGCAAGGTGCGCAAGTCTCGTAAAGCACGCAAATCTCGCAAACAACAAAAGGGCGGTGTTGGTGGTGTAGATTCTATGGTTTACAATGCACCTAGAGCTGGATACACTACATGGCCTAGTAATGCCCAGGGGGGAAATGCTGGAACACTCGCCGATGGCCAAACACCTTTTTTAATTAATGTTCCATTTTCTTCTCAGCCTGTTCCAAGCCCTGCTTGCCTAAAGACTGGAGGCCGCCGTCGTAGTCGTAAGGCCCGTAAGACTCGTAAAAATCATAAACGCAGGGCGTAAAGTCTAAAAAATTATAGTGTAGACATTCATAAATAGATCTATCACCATGGATGCATTTATAAATGAAATAAATAATTTAGTTAGGAATAATAGTATATCTACACAAGATCTTTTGATTCAAGAACAGGTCAATCATTTAACCGCATTTCTTATGGAGTATACACAAATAAAATCTGTCGCAGATATACGTTTCAATACTGGTATTGCAAGCGCAATTATACTCAATTCCCGCCCCGATATACATGTTCATTCATTTGATAATCTTTCACAAGATTATGTTATAAAACAAAAGAAAAATATAGATTCTTTATTTTCAAATCGTCATACGCTTATTTTAGGTGATACTATACGCACAAAAGAGGTAGATAAAGATGAAATGTTTGATTTTATATTCATAGATGGAAATACAAAGATACAAATTACCGCATTTGAAATTATCAATGCATATAAACTTCTAAAAAAAGGCTATGTAATGTGCATCGATGACTATAATAAAAAACATGGTAATCCAGCAGTTCTCGCTAGCGTTGAAGAGTTACTCAAAGAAAATAAAGTAGAAGTTGTTGATTTTTTTGAAATTTACGACAGAACTTTAATATATCTTAGAAAACTCTAGTCATCCTCAACTATAGCACAGCCATTTTGTAATTGTGCAGGCTCTTCAGTGTCCGAGGAATCTTCAGATGTTCCATCAGAACCATATTTTTCAAGAAGTATTTTATAACCACATGCTTTATAAAATGCTTTTCTCTTTCTCCACTGCCCTAGATACACACCATGACTATCTAAAATGTCTAAAATAAGAGGCGGAACCTTACGTTCATGGGGGCGCTCGCGTAAAATTCTTCCCACAGACTGTTCTACTTTCTTTCTGGGACTTGCTAAAACGACAGTATTCAGAGACTTAATATTCATAGCTTCTGACGCCATGGCATAAGATGCAAGTAGAACTTTTGCCTCTCGCCCAGCAGTTTCACGAACTTCTTCTTTCATCCCTCCAATATAATATCCTATTTTTAATGTGGGGTCTGCACACAATAATAAACTTTCAATATATTCAAGTTGTTTTATTCTCTCGCCTAAAACTAATATTCTTCTATTTTCATCACTTATAAGTTCTAAAATTTTATCAACAATCCACACATTTCTTTCTTTACATTCAACTACTTTTCCTAAAAGTCTCGCCAGAACTGGCTCGCCCTTGTAATCAACTGGAACTTCACTATAGTTTGGGTTATCAATATGAAATTGTAGACCTTTTACAATGACAGTTGGATCTGCTTCTCGGCGCTTTTCCCAATATACAGGTTTACCAAGATACCATTCAAATACTTTTGTAAGACCATCATCGCGCGTAGGTGTAGCTGAAAGTCCAAGCATCCATTTTGTTTGAACTTTTAAAAGTGCCTGACTAAAATTGCTTGCACCCAAATGATGGCATTCATCAAAGATTGAGAAACCAAATGTTTTAAATGTATTCTCAGGATACGTTTTTTGAACCAAACTTTGTATCATACAAAGTGTGCAATCATAGTCTTCTGGATCTACTTCAGCCCTTGAACCTTGTAAGATGCCAATTCGTAATCCAGGAAAGAAGGCCTCCATTTCTCCCTTCCATTGATTCAATAAGAATTCTTTATCAACAATTACAAGGAATCTTTTATTTAGGCGCGCCGCAATAGATAAAGCCATAAACGTCTTTCCTTTTCCACAAGGAACACAAATTAAACCATTGGAATCGGCATCCGTGAATTTTTTAATGATTTGTTCCTGATAATCGTAAGGCTTTCCTTTAAATTTTACATGAGATGGAAGATTATTTCCTTCCGGCATTGCATTATATTGCTCCATTCCAAACCGTTCTCTTGCCCAGTGCCTAGGAACATAAAAGCGTAAAGGGCTCTCATAATAAATGGTAAATGGTTTTCCAGCAGGGCCAGATCTTGTAAGAGCTTTTGGTGCAACTGTGAGTTCACTTCGTATCTGTTGTTGCTCCGTTTGTGTTAAAGAATCTTTCCGAATCGCATACCCACGTGAGGTTAACACACGCTGAAATTCATTTATGTTTATAGGTTGAATATTCTGCATGTTTGGTTGATGGCGATACTCTAAAGTATAAAGAACAATCAATTTTAACCCAACACTTTTCAGAGGAGCGAATGTCTAACTTAGCAGGCGTTTCAAAACGTGAGGTTGGTTTTTTAGTATCTCACTTTATCATGTTTTTCTTAATACCCTATATACCTAGAAAACTATTAATTCTAACTGACAATTTACTTGTAAGATTAGTATTGCTTGCCTGGCTTGTAAGTTCTGCTTATGTAAGCCCCCTTGTTGCCATTGCAACATTTATAATTATTGCTCTCCTATTTGTTGAAAGAAACAAATACAAAGTAAATCACATTCAAAGTATGATGGAATTGAGTTCTGCCGATTCCCCCGCAATTCAACAAATTGTCTCTCCCCCCACCGCGCCCCCACAACCACCATTTGAAGATCCATCTGAGAGAAGTATACCTTTTATGCCTCAAGATGATACAGGCGACGATAGCTTCGCGCCAGTTGATAAAACAATGAATGAAAAGATACCATTGCCAACTGAAAAGAGCAATGAGGGTGTCCAAAAGGCAATTCAACAATTATATCAGTGGGTAAATCCAAATATAGTTCAAGAGGGACCTTAATTATTCTTTAAATATCATTCTATGATTTCAAAAGAATATGACATAATTACTCCTAGCGGGCGCCAACTTGCTTTTTACAGGCCTCCATAATAATTTCTTGTTGAACAACCTGAGGATTTTTGGCAATTTTCTGGTCCGCAAAAATGCTTTGTAGTCTTTGGAGAATATACATAACTTCCTCCTGATATACTTGAGAATCTTCGCCAGAATAACGCACTTCACTTAGCCAGTCTTTTTCTTCTTTTACAAGGCCCTCATATTCTGAAAATGCTTGTTCAGTGATCATAGATGGGACCATTGCACGCACTCTCGGTTTAAATTGTTCCATAATATTTACAATTTGTTCAAATTTCACAATAAATTCCGTATTCATATACATCTTCACAAAATCATTGATTTGTCCAAAGAATTTTCTTCTGCGACCGGCCCCACATAATTTATACATATTTTGCGCGCTAGAACTGAATGTGCAATGCACAACACCTTCACAGAAGTTTCCATTTACTTGCCCCCTACAACAATTTAAATTGCCAGCTTTATCTGTATAGGATACAGTTCCACGAGGACATATTCTGGGCTGAATCGCTGGCTTTTCTTGAAATCCCTCTTTAATCATTGTATTACATTCTTTACCCATAAAAATAACAAGTAGCATTCCAATAATAACCCCTATAAGGCCATAAATAATGGTTGTTCTGACATCCATTCCTATTACTTACCAACTATATTCGGGGGCAAAGTATCGTAGAGTTTTTGAACTTGTGGTGGTATAGGATCTAGAATTCCCTGCCCCTTACGATTGAAAAGAACTGTGGCAATAAATGTAAAAAGTATAGCTAATCCAGTTAATCCTAAAATTACACCAACAATAATAGCAATTGTCATAAATGTATCGCGTATATTGCCCTTTGTTGTAGGAAGACTTTCAGCTTCCTGTTTTTCACTAATAAGTAGCTCATCGTCCAATCTGCGCCCAGTTTTGGGATCGACGACCAATTGATTATTTTTAATATCACGCTGTTTATCAATTGCAATACACTTGTATGCACCCAAATTCTTTTCAGTCGCAGTATCTCGTTTTATAAAATTAAAAATGATGCGGAATCCTTGGCGGAATTCTGGAGTAGACGTTGAAAGTGCTAAAGTTGTTTGATATGCCTGTAAAATATTATTTTCAGTTATATATTGGCGATTTCCCTTTGTTCTGCCCGGATCGTTATATTGCTCAAAACGACTCAAAACCTTGAATCCAAACACATTTGGAATTCCAGGCGATCCTAAACGACCACTGAGGCGATTTGTCTGCGAAGTATTAATTGCTACCCCATCGCTGAAATATGCAACCGCAACTTTTACAGTTTTTTTTTCAGTATTATCAGTTTCAATACATGTAACATAACGGACAACCATGGTATTTTTTCCAGATGGAATACAGTCCATTAAACGAACTGGATTTCCATTTACAGCATTTATGATATTTGCACCCTGCTCGCTTTCCTCGGCCTTTGTATAAAGTGGAATTATTATTACAGCAAGATCATATTTTGGAATAGCAGATGGATTTACAGTTCCCCAAATCTGAAATTCAGCCACTGGTTTTGCTGAAAAGTTATTCAGTCCATCCTGTTTTGGCTGGGAAAGCCGAATCGATTTGACTGTAAATAATGTTCCGCCCATAAAAAAAGTATTTCCACTGCTGGATTTTTGGGTTAATTCGCCGTTTTTACTATCATATAACATAGGGGATTCACTGGGACTAAACTGTAATTGAATATCGTTCGGAATTGCCAGCGATGACTTTTCAGTGTATCCAGACCACCCTGTAATTTGTACAGGGAAGCCTTGAAGACCAGAGAGACACACGTCACTCATTCTATTTGTTGTAAAAGGTTCGTTGCGGGATTACTAAACGATCCCAGGAATGTAGGTGGGTCCGTCAAAATGATATACCTCAACGTTCCCCTCCTTTCCAATACCACCAACACTTACACGCTCACCGCCCAATAATTCATTACAGCCAACACTATCCATACAATCTCTTTTTTCATATCGTATTGGCAATTGTATTGGATTATAAGAATCAGTTCTGGTGTAATAATTATAGCGATCACTTCTGTAAGCAGTTTGACGCCCGTATAGGGGCAAAATTTGTTCTCCAGTTTTTATAAACCCCATCTGTTGAAATGCCTGTGGCAATCCTCTCGTAGAAATATTAATTGGGACAGCACCGGGTGGTAACATTGCACCACGTATATCAGGAGGTGTTTGCCAAAGGCGTAAAGGTTCTGGAGCACGGCTATAACGACTGTCACCACCATCGGCCATCGCGGGCAATTGATTAATAATTTGGATAGGATCTTTTTCGGACCTATTTGAAACTATAGGTTCATTTGACTTTACTATAAAAAAGAGTGCAATAACGATTCCTATTATAGCAATAATAGCAATCGTCGGAGTAAAACACACTACACCAGGAGGACATATAGACCGTCTAGGCATAGCCTTCTCTATCTTTCAATGTTATTTACTGTTTACCAAACATCTCCCCGAAGGCTTCCATCATTTGCTTTCCATCTTGAATCATAGGCTTCATGGTTGTCAACATGCCCATCAAGCTTTTTTGTGTTTCCATTAGTTTTCTTGTATCATCTGTCATTTGCTTTACTTGATCGGGCTTTAAAGAATTTAACGCATTCATCAATGTTGTTCCAATATCAATGTGAGCTCCGCCAGCTACGTCTGCGGGAATAGAACCCAGCTTAAACATTCCCTCAGTTCCCTTATCGGCAAAGCCTGATGTTGTTGGCTTTGGCTCCTCTGTCTTTTCAGGGGGAGTTGTGCTTTTAGGGTCTGGTGTTGTTGCTGCCACGGCACTTGATGCTGGCAAGTCCTTTTGCATCTGAGGACTTATAGAATTATCTGTTGATGGTGCGGGTGTGCTCTCGGAGGGTGTAGGTGTCTTTGTGCCAGCAGGTTTAGCCATTTGTGATCCGGCATTGTTCGGCTGTGTTGAGGCATTAATATCTTGAAAACATTCTGCATAGTTACTGCTCAACACACCACTTGGCTCAAAGGCATTTGGTTTAGTAATTTCAGCTATTTTATCTGCAATATTTGCTAATCCTTGTCCTTCACCTACAGGAACACCCTCATTCATGCCTTGTAGCTTCTTGGGACTTCCTGATTGAAATCCCTCTTTACGACGTCTGATACTAAAATAGTGAAACGCAATTCCAGAAAGAATTACGGCCGCCACTACCAAAGCAGGGGGTTGCTCAAAACTAGCAACAATCAATCCTATAGCAAAACTAAACAATAGTCCTGTCATGCCTATGATGAATAGTCCGTATAGAATATAAATCATCAAGAATCCATAGGCAAACTTTTCGACAAGTTTCTTGCCGTCCATATTCTAGTGATAGAGGAGTTTTTAAAGAGAAACCAACGGCGCCACAACACGCTGAAGAACCCAAAATAATAGTCCTCCTATTCCAGCACGCGCCAGCATACCCAGCGTAGTAAAATCACCACCGGGACGAAGTAATGTTGGTGCATAATGGCTTACCAATAAATTTACCGCTGGCAGTGTCATAACAAGAATAATGATTGCAACTAGAATGGGCTGTTTTACTTCATCAATCCACTGACCTTGCCAGTTTTTCTTAGGTTCTTCATACATCTGTTGTTGTTGGAGGACTTGAGGCTGGACACTCTGTTGCATCTGTGGTGTAAGAGCATTAAAAGGTAGAGGACCTTGCGCAGCCATCATCATTCTTTGAAAGTCAGCCTCAGTCGGGTGCTCTCGCCCAATTAAATGTGCGGTTGGAACGGCAGGATCCGCGGCATTCGGGTAGGTGCTACCAACTGGCGGAGCATTTTGCACAGGCATTCTTGCCCCTTGAGGTGGGGGTGGGGCGCCCCCTCCCATACCCTGTATCGAATTTGATCCACTAATTTGATTCATATCCGATAGTATACTATCCACAAAGTCACGATCACTGGGCTTTGCACCATCCAAATCTGATAACAGAGTTCCTGCGTCGGCCATTTTAATTTGCTGTTATTTATGTTGAAATATCTTTTATGATCTTGACGCAGATGCCCCAGTCCACGCAAACGGTTCCACAACTCCTGTCATAGGACACTTGACCTCTTTTGGCACAAATCTATAGCATGTGTCCTCAATCTTATAGGCATGTTCTTTAATTTCTTTCGGTGGAGGGGCCTTATATTTAAAACATGCATCTCCCTTACAGCCAGGCCTTATCAAAAGTATTATAAAAACACCCATTAAAAAACTGAAAACAGTGTTGAAGCGTGAATCTTTTAAAATATCAATCAACATTCTTCCTACCTAGCACCAAGTTAAATATACATTCATTTTAGGAGATGTGGCATCACTTTAAAATTATCCCTTTTATCATTGGCTTGGTCTCAGCCGCCATTATATTTTTAGGATTTAAGCCCGATGCTTCTGACCGCGTTATTAAATGGCCCCGCCCTGAAAACTCGGGCAAGATAACATATCGGGACAGAAATGGTCTTTGCTATAATTATGAGGCTCAAATAACAGATTGCGCAAAAGTAAAAGATATACTTAAAAACTACTCTTTTGAATAATTATGCTGAATTCATTCTTGCGCGGGCCCCTATAATCCCACGGACCTGATTTGTAACAATTCTGTTTGTTCTGCCACCTTGTTGATTTATTTCAGCGTCCTCATCATTTTCTTCTTCCTCATCTAAATTAATTTTTGTAGGCAAAACATTTGGCTGAGGTTCTACCACTTGTTCCCCTTGAGGCATCCAAAATGCCTGAACTGGAAACATTGTATATTCTGCACTTAACACAATTTCGGGATTTTTAGCGCGATCATACCAATTAAAATTTAGCATGCTTTGCTGTATTTCATCAATCATAACAATATTTCTTGGCATTTTTACTGCAGCACTTACAGCACATTCCGCAACTTTAACTTCTTCGTTTGCATCTAAAATATCATCAACTGTAATATCTCCTGAATTCGGATCAAAACTTGCCACTAATTGCTGTAATTTTCTTTTTGCAATCGTATATTCCTCCTCGGGCTTTATGGCACCATTCCTTCGTATATTTAAAAAGTCCATAGTATATTTTGAAGTTGCTGGAATATATTTTTCAAATCGTATTATTTTTCTGGTATCAGATGGTTTAATCGGCGGAACATCTAAATCGCCTTCTTCCGTAAACTTAAAAATCTTTGGAAATTGAATACGAGCTTTCACCCAATCCTCAACAGTCAAAGGCTGTTCTTTTATTTTTTTCTCTAAATAATCCATTTCACTAACCACTTTCTTTTCTCTTGGTCCTCTGGGCGCTCTGACTGTTTTGGGGGCTTTTTGTCCAAGAGGTTCATTTTCAGGTATGCCCTCTTCATACTGTATTTTTTCTTGCTGAGGCGGCAGTGGGGCAGGCAACACTGTTAATGGCTTGGGCTTGGTAATTTTGGGCCTGGTGCTAGGCGGTGCTCCAGTCTCCATAATACTCTAGTAGAACAAAAGAGAATGGACACAACGGGTTCAACACTCGGAATGAGTATTGCCGTTGGAATGGCACTTTTTGCGACAACAATGTTTCTTGGTTGGATGAGCAATCGGTATGGTTGGAACCCTAATATTCTAAAATGGCTTGTCCTTCCGACAATCGGGTTTGGCATAACCCTTGGTTTAAATAGTGGCTTTCAGAGTGTCTTGTGCGGTTCGGTAGATATTGCTCAAATCGCAAAAGGCAGTTTAGCAGTTCTGGGGGCCATACTTTTATTTTTACTTTTAACACTTGTTAGCTTCATTCGTGCACCGATTGAGGGAATTGTATCTGCCAAATTCTATAATCAGTGGGCGGGCGTTGTGGCATTATCATACTATATGTTCTGGGCTGGGATGCTCGGAGAGACAGTTGCGGGTGGGCTGGCGCAGGCCTGTCCCAAACCATAATCAGTTAGGAAGTGCTTTGCCTAAATATACATACTTGGGTATTCCCCCCGATAATTCAGTCGCCCGCCTATTTAACATGTAATACCCATCGGCCATTCTTGAACCAAGTTTTGATCTATTTCGTTTTGGTTTTATGCTCGACACTTCAAGATCCTCTGGCAAAACATTTACAACTTCATCAACAACTTCATCAGAAGTAGCAGGTAGATTCTGTATTACTTCTGGTGTCACAGAAATACTTTGCTTTTCTTGCTTATATCCTGTAAGAATCATTAAGATCGAAACAATGATATAGGATACAAGGGCCCATAAGACAGCAAACAACCAAAAAGGCATCCACGTATGTGTTCGTGTGTTTCTTCCGATTCCAAACTCTTTCCAGGATCCATCTTCGGAGAACATAAAATTTGGTTTGATTGTGAGCACAATACTGACCCCAATCAAATATAAAATTCCAGCTGATACTAGCCGAAACATCCTATACATAAATAGCATTTTTCTTACTCCTCATCCTCGTCATACAATTTATATTCATACCCTAATCCTTGTTCGGCCATACCCTCTCTATCCACATAACCCGTTAAATCCATATCGGTTATATCAATGGGCAAATCTGCTTCTGGTGTAAAGCCTGATGCAGTCGCATAATCCATTTGCGCCGCCTCTGTATTTTTCACCCATTGATCGGCATCATACGAATATACTAATTTTGTTCCTCCAATTGCCCAGTCTCCGTATCCGTATTTTTTCTTCTGTAATTCTATTTGCCTTTCTTCGGGCGTTAATTTATCTAACTTTCTCACAAATCGTTGTGCTTCTAACTCTTTCGCCTCCGCGATTTTCTGCTTTGTTTCCTCTGGATTGAAAGCCACCGACTCTTTTCTATATTTTACCAAGCAAGCAGATACAAATTTAATCAAAAACTGGTCAGAGTTTGCTGGATCTGCCGTAGCTCCATCTGGAGATTCAGGATTTATTGCTGGATTTGCTAACTCTCCAATAGGTCCAAGAACGAGTGTCTTTATAATTTGATTAAAAAACATTTGAACTTGAACTTCTGTTAACCTAGGGTCAAATTTCATACGACTGACGCGTAGTTCTCCACTGAGTTTATGAATCTCGCTCAATTGTTCTACAAAGATTGCCAGTTTAAGTCTCGCTTTCAGCAGTGTGCGGTCTTCTTCCTCGTCATTTTCAGGTTCAGGATACACGTCAAATTGATCTAAATAACTTATATGTTCATCAAACATATCTTTCAGCATTGTTTTATGTTCTGGACCAAGTTTATAATGAGCAGGAACACGTAAAATTCCCTTTCCGTTATATGCCTGTAAAATACGCTGAGCAGGTGTCAAAAAATAAGCTAATAGAATTTCAAATACAGTTTGAGGCGACTCGCGCAGTATACTGGCAAAAATTTCCTTGCCCTTGTCTCCAAATCTACGAATCAAAAATGCTTCGCTTTCATTCAGATTTTGGCGCAATGGAACAAGGGCGCGCTGAATTTCAGTCTTTGAAGTCGTATCCTGTAAACTTATTAGATTCTCTTTTGATTTTTGTAATGAACCCGCAAAATCAGGTATAGGCTCGTATGCAATTTCACCCAGGCGCTGTAAAATCTGATCTGGCGTCTTTGGAACCGGTTTAATATACTGTAAAAATTCAGTGCGTCTGTGAATATCATCCAGCAGTTTTTGAAATCCAATTTCATCTAATGTAATCTGTTGCATATCAAGGGCAGATTTTAGTTCTTCTTGATTATAGATAGGATTTCCATATACATCAACATCAGGATATAGAACCTGTGTTGGAATTTTCAAGTCGCACCAATCACATTTATGATCATAACCGATTTCGTGAGGCAGACCTATTCTGGGCCCCCTGTAACAAACTTTTAGAAGTAATTGATACGCCAAATAAATAGGAAGTTCTACATTAATACCTTTCAGTGGACGAATTTGGAGCTGTGTATATAAATAGGAAGATCTGACGTAGAGTGGCGTTGTAATTGTGTATTTTGGCATAGGCGGTAATTTATTTTGTTGTGCTTCTATCCAGAATTTGCCAGGGGTGGCGATGCTATCAAAACAGCAAGAGGACTCTGTGTATGGACTGCCTTTAATTATATTGGCTGTTTCGCGAATGAGGCCGTTCGCAACGCGAATCCATTTGTCTGCTTTCAAAACTTCACCCAAGGCACCATTTGCACCTTCATTTACAGTTGGTTCTCTTGCTGCATTTTCCAGCGCCTCTGCGGCCGTTTCCATTTTGGGCAAAAATCCATCTGGTATTTTTTCATGTTTTTGGGCATCCTGCTTGACTTGGGCATTTACAAGAATATGGCGACGTTTTGTAGCTAGAAGATGTTGTATTGTGATATCTTGCGTCAACACATTTGTGTAACTAATCAATAAGTTTATAATTCTCTTTTTTCTTGCATCTTCGCTTGAAATAAACTGAAAACCGTGCACCCAGGGATTATCATTGCGAACGATTGTAGACAAGACGCAACCGATATATTTAATTCCACCGATTTGCTCTGGATTCTGTGGATCTGCATCTGCATCCAATGGATAACCTGAAAACGATGGGTCGCAACCTGGAACCACAAATTTTGGCATATAAGTTGGTATTCTTGTCTGAATTTCCACCAAGACTAACGAAGCCACGATCGCAATTTTATGTTGTGCCAAATACTGGCCATAACTTAGTGCACGTTTGCCCTTCATTTGTTCAATATAATCGTCCTCAGATGGTAGGAGTTTTACATACCCATCGGCACGATCCACAATTTCACGGATTGATGAGCCCACCAGAGAAATTCCAATTTCATCCTCAATTACTTTTATAATCCTATATAATTCAGTCTTTTGTGCCGTTTCAAAGCTGATTTCGTCCATAGGATCAACGCGAACACCCAGCATCATTGTCAGGACCCGCTGTCTTTCCTCTTCCTTATCAAAAAGCAAATCCTGTCTTGGCACTCCGTCATCACTAAATTCTACATGTTTATCAAAGTCTATATCTTCTATACCCTCGCCACAGTTTTTACAAATATGTTTGCGCCCATACGCACCACCAGCAAAATCTAAAATGATCTTTTTCTGAATTACATTAAATTCCTTAGGATTCATAAATTGCTGAAGTTGTAGAAGTTCGTGGCGACAGATAAAATTTTGTTTACATGCTTGGCATTGTATCCAATTATCGCTGGCAAGTCCTTGAAACGTCTTTAACAATTCTACAAGTAATTTATTTCTTTCAATAGGATCTCTTACACGGCGACAAGCGGTGAGTTCCTCAACGTGCTTACAGGGGTTGGGCTTGGGTGCCTGGCCACGATTTCTCTGAAGAATCTTATATTTTTGCTCTTCTTGTAATTTCTTCATAATCGCATTTCGCTTAAATCGCTGATATTCCTTGACCATATTTTGTTTGTTATTTCCCAAAATGGCTATCAAATAGTCAGGAATGTAAGCAAACATGTATGCGAAAAGAGCGATATCAATGCCACGGATGGAATAGGAAGGTATGCGACTATCAAAATCATCAAGAATCGGTTTCAGATCTGGAAATTCTTCTATTTTTTTACGAAGTTCGGCATAGAACTCTTGGGAGATTGTTTCGTGTTTTTGTTTTTCTCCGTCTTCTTTTTCAGGCGTTGCCTGGCGTAACTTGGCGATTGTCGAACGAACAGACGCAAGGATTTCTAAAATACGATCTGAAACTGCTTTTTGTTGTTCTGTATTTAATTCGTAGTCCTCAATTCCCAAGTCGGCTTTGAATGTATTAATGTCGCCAGGTCCTTTAAGAATTAGAGATTTTAGAATGAGCTCTAAATACTTATCAAACGGTGTTTTCATAGCTATATTTTCATTTGATTTGAAGAACATAATATTACTAATATCATCTGTGTCTGTGCTGACCCCACCATACATTTCAAGTATCTTTGCCATGGGAATTTTTTCTCCCACATTGCTTCTTAGGATATCATCCCAGAGTTTTCCAGTTCTTGTTGATCCTATTGCACCAGTATACACAGAACTATAAGGGAATAGAACCTGACCCACTAAAGGCGCTTTATCGGCTGGTATGGCAGTTGCCAATGCATGTTTATCAAATGGCATCATAGTTGGACCGTGCCCACGGCGCAAAGATTGCTGAACAGGTCCCACCCAATCCAGAATGTTTTCAGGATCAAAAATTACAGCATCTTTACTTTTTTTATCCGTTCCTAATACAGCCAATCCATAAATATCCTCGCCCTGATCTGGTGCATCCTTTCTGAAATATTCCATATCTGTTGGTAACTGAAATCCATATGTTGCATACTTGTCTCCAAGAGGGAAATTCTTAAAATAATCTTCAAGGGCGCCAAAAAATGCTGGAAGTTCTCCTTCGGCGCGTTGACCTAGCCGACGAGCACCCATATCTTGCAGAAATTTGATCGATTGGTCAACAACGGATTCTAGATTCTCAACAACTATATTTGTATTTTCAGTTGTAATATTGGCTTCAGATACCAAAACGCGTTTTGTATCTAAGACAGGTCTGGCTACAGGAACATAATTATTCAGAAATATATCATTCAGTGTATAAATGCTGACTTTTTTCTCTCCAACTGGAATTCCAGTTTCATCTCTAGCAACAACTGAATTTTTCAGCATACTGGACATTTCCACCAATGTCCGAATATTTTTCAGAACAGCTGGATTTCTCTGGCTCGCCTTGTCCAAAATAGAAAGTAAATCTTCCAGCATTTCATTTTTTTGCTGAATTTCAGGATAGACGCGCTCATATTCTGGCTGATCAATCATTTGTGTCGGTGCAGTTACTTCAAACGTTCCCTTAATTTCAAATTCAATGTTTTCTTCTAAGAAATTCTCCTCCAGATCCTCTTGTGCCTGTTGTAAATTTTCAGCACTCACATTTTGATCCATAATAAGTTCATCACTGGGTTCTTCCGGTTGAACTTTAACACGGATAATAACCTCCTTGGTTTCACCATCATGGGCTTCATCCTCATAACCCTTCTCATTAAAATCAATATCGAGTTCTCTTCCTTCTTCTTGAATCTTAACACGAATACGATCATTCTCATAATCAATATTTGTAATAGTAAATGTTGAAGAAATATCTCCTTTTTTATTAATCGTTTCCAGATCTTGGCCAACTTGAAAATTCAGCCATTTTGCAAATCCTACACGCGGACCTTTTCCAAGAAGTTCTGGGGCCTGATCTACGCCTAGACTCTCTTCAAAATCATATTCGGGATCTCCGTCGGGATCTACGCCAACCTGTTCAAGTGGAAATTCATAAACCATATTACTCACCCCATATGGTAAAACACGTAGCATGCGTGTAAAATCTAAATAATATACATAGCCCTCAACTTTTCCATATTTTTTTGAATAAATTCTGACACGATCTCCGAGGAATATTTCCATGTCATCCTCTTCCGCAATCTCTTTGGCTTCTTCAGTAGCACTAGGGCCAATTTCAGAGCCCGAACTTGGCAACCCAGCTGTCAGAGGCGTTTCTTCTTGTTGATCATTTTCACCTTCAACAGATACATTATTCGTAATATTTTGCTGATTTTCTAAATTTTCACTGTTTTCTACTTTTTCCTCAATATCTCCAACGTCCATACGGGAGGTCCTATCTCATTGATGTAAAAAATACTGATCAGGAAAACATGATCAATGGAAAAAATTGATCGATTCATTGGCTTAAATACAAGACACAATACATAATCAAAGAAAATGGTATATACTGTTGATGTATTTACGAACTTGCGCAAGAATTTCGCTACCTGGGATGCTCTAAAGGCCTGGCTAACTTCAGCCGAAGGCGGTCAACTGCGCGTCATTGAGCCTCGCGATACTCCCCTTGCGCTTATTCGCTATAACAAAGATCGTAGTAATATGTCACTTCCGCATGTGCGCTGGTGTCGTAGCGTGGTTGTTCACAAAGAAACTCGCCTTCCTGTGTGCGTTTCTCCGCCCAAGTCATGCCAGCCAACTGAAAATTTCCTAGATGAAGTTACCGTAGCGGAAGAATTTGTGGATGGGACCATGATGAATGCATTTCATTTTCTAGATGGAGAAAATCATATTACAAGTGTTGCTACACGTAGTCGTATTGGTGCCGAGTGTAGATTTCTAGATGAGGGAAAGATGTTTAAGACCATGTTTTATGAGGCCCTAGAGGAAAAGAAAATTGCCACCTTTGGCGATATTCTACCACCGCTTGAAGATGAACGTGTAGGTGTATTTACTAGCGTTGTGCTTCAGCATCCTGAGAATCGTATTGTTCAAAAGGTTACAAAGCCACTGATTCAAATTGTTCACCAGGGTTATGTAACTTCTGACGGCACTGTGTATATTATTGAAGATCCTGAAGATCATGTATGTGCTGGTCGCCTGCCAGATCCTGATCTAGAGATTCAGCCTTTTAACCTAGATTCTATTCGCGGGGCAAAGAGTGTTGAGGCGTGGGTAGATGCTCGTGGAACGGAACGTGGGGTTGGATTTCAAGGAATTGTGCTAAAAGATGGAAAAGGTAATCGCTGGCGCTTCCGCAATCACGGGTATGATCTCGTTCGCAATCTGCGTGGAAATGAAACAAACCATCTAGAGCGGTTTGCGCGTCTGCGTCGCAATCGCAACACAGAGCAATATCTTGCATTTTATCCCGAGGACCGCGAAGCATTTTATCAGATTGAAGGTCGTCTTCGTAAAAATACCAAGCAACTAACCCAGTTCTACATTGATACCTTCCGCGCCCGCAAGACGCCGTATCATCAACTTCCTTGGCCTTACAAGCACCATGTAAGTGTTCTTCATAATATGTTTAAGGATACTCTCAAGGCGAAAGGCATGAAGGTAGGTTTTGAGACTGTTATCAAGTATGTTAATGCGCTCAGCCTTGAGGATCTTGTAAATATGGCAAAAGAACATAAAACGGATCTAGTTCTAGAGTCTAAAAAGGCGGGCGCCACTAACCAGGAAGCAAGTGTTGATGTAGCTCAGTAAAATATAAATTATTATGACTCGCACGGGTCTAAACAATTAACATTTTAACAATCGTAGAAATTCACATGACACATACAAATAGTCAAACTATTCAATATGTGACCGCCTTTTATGAAATCAATACGAAATCAAAAAGGGAAGAAATTATTGAAAATTTCAAACCTTTTTTACTTACGGAGCGAATGAAAATTCTAATATTTACAGATGACACTAAACTTCAAGAAGACTTATCTGGAGTTTCTCACATACAAATTGTGCATGTCCCAAGAACGGAACTTTTTGCATTTCAGTGTGAATCTGATATTATTTTGCCTACGAGTCGCGATTCGATGAAAGATACCGTAGATTTTCTTTCGCTTATGAATGCAAAATCAGAGTTTATATATCGTGCATCCTCGTTGGCCCAGGCCGATGTTTATGTGTGGTTTGACATGGGTATTTTAAAAATATGCAAACACAAGGAATCATTTTTGAAAACGCTGGAAAGCAGATTTGAGCCATTCGCGTGTCGCCATAGGGATAAAATTATCATGCCAGGATGTGTGGAAAAGGAAAAGGTCTTATATTATCAAATGTTTTCGGCTCCTATCTGGAGATTTTGTGGTGGTATTTTTTGTGTGCCGAGCAATCTTGCAAGTAAATTCTTTGATTTACACAAAGAGGAGCTACAAGTTGCGAAGATTCTTAATACATTTACATGGGAGGTCAATTTGTTTGCTTCAATTGAACAAAAGACGCCCGAATTATTTTTATGGTATCCTGCTGATCATAATGATAGTATTATCCATGTTCCTGATGAAACGGATGGACGCAGGGAAAAATTATCACAAAAACGCGTAATAATTTTGTCGATGATCAAAAACGAAACAAAAGTTATTCGCCGAATGGTAGACGCGACATTAGGAATTGCAGATGCGGTATGTATTTGCGATACAGGCTCCACCGATAATACGGTAGAAGTTCTGCAAGATTATTTTAAGACACTGAGTGTTCCAGGAAAAATTTACAATAGCGAGGAACATCTGTGGAAGAACTTTGGATATAATCGCTCGCAGAGTTTTCTTGCAGCGGTTGATTTTTGCAAAGAACTTGGTTGGAGTTTAGAGGACACGTATGCGATTGCACTGGATGCAGATATGCAACTCCAGGTTACCGATCAGTTCTCCAAGCAAGAATTAACATCTATAGGCTATAAAATTATACAGCGTGCAGGAAGTCTTGAATATTATAATGTTCGTTTTCTAAAGTTGAGTCATCCTTGGAAGTGTTCTGGAGTTACGCATGAATATTGGGACGGTGGTGAGACGGATATACTATATCCTGATAAGATCTTTATTCAGGACATAGGGGATGGGGGCTGTAAAGATGATAAGTTTGAACGTGATATTCGCCTTCTTGAACAGGGGCTCATCGATGAACCAAATAATCCAAGATACTTTTTTTATCTAGCGCAAACCTATAAAGATATCAATAGTGATAAGTCGATTGAGTATTATCTAAAACGTATTCAGGCGGGGGGATGGTATGAGGAAATCTGGTATAGTATGTATCAATTAATGAAAATATTTGAAGCCAAGAAAGACTATCCTGAGATGGAAAAGTGGGGTGTGAGAGCTTACGAATTTTCAAACAGTCGTATGGAAAATATTTATGCTCTCTGTAAACATTTTCGTGATAGACGCCAGCACTTCAAGGCGTGGCATTATTTACAGCTTGGAATTGATAAACCGAGACCAAATGATTTACTATTTGTTGAAACGGATTGTTATGGAAAGTGTTTTGAATATGAGCGAGCAATTCTTCACGATTATGTTTATCCAGAAAAGAAAACTCAGTCTATGAGATATTCTCTTGACTATTTTAATAAATATAATGAACATTTTGCCTATGATAATATTCAGTGGTTTGTAACCAAAATTCCTGGGACGATCAAAATATTTCACTTTCAGGATATTGGAGATTATAAGCCGACAAGCACATCGTTTGTAAGACTTCAAAATGGCATGTATAGAGTTAACGTGCGATATGTAAATTATAGGATTCAGCCTGATGGCTCATATCTAATGTCTAAGGATGGCGTTCTAAGTCGTGATCATGCGGTCTGCACAGATAATTATACTTGCTTAATGGACGAAAATTTTGGGTTAGTGTCCCCACTGGAAAAGATGAATGTGGAAACACAGCCTGTTCGTGATGTATACATACAGGGTCTGGAAGATGTTCGTCTATATCAGGATAAACAAAATATATTGCGCTATATTGCTACGACTATGAATTACGCATCTTCAGGATCAATACGACAAGTGATTGGAAGATACGATGCTGAAAATCATATTCAGTCACGGCCGACTGAAATTATTTCTCCCACGGATGCCGATTGCGAGAAAAACTGGATTCCATACGATGGCGATCGTATTATTTATTCATGGCATCCTTTCCGCTCTGGTAGGCTGAATAATGAAGGTAAGCTTGAATTTGACGTAATTCAGCAAACGCCCCACTTTTTACAACATATGCGTGGTTCATCTACGCTTGTTTTGGATGGAGGATACTTTTATGGAATCACGCACTGTGTAATTTACAGTCAGCCAAGAAAATATTATCATATGGTCGTGCGTATCAACGCAAACACACATCGTTTGGAAGCTTACACGTATCCTTTCTTTTTCCAAAATAATGCGATTGAATATTGCCTTGGATATGAAAAGCACGGAGATGAACATATTGCGTTTGTATCCCAAAATGATTGCAATCCTATCATGGTGCGATTCAAGGACAGTGATCTCCTCTGGCAAACAATCTAAAAAATTTGAAGAAAAAAGTATATAAACCATTTCAACCTATACAAGGTAAAGGAATGGCAGCAATTGGTATTGATCTTGGCACTACTTATTCTTGCGTAGGGGTTTGGCAAAATGATCGTGTAGAAATTATTGCAAATGACCAGGGCAATCGCACCACGCCCTCGTATGTTAGTTTTACTAGTGATGAACGTTTGATTGGGGATGCTGCGAAAAACATGGCGGCGGCAAATCCTAAAAATACTGTTTTTGATGCGAAACGTCTGATTGGTCGTCGTTTTAATGATGCGACGGTCAAATCTGATATGGAACATTGGCCTTTTAAGGTTATTGATTCTGCGGGAAAACCTAAAATTGAGGTGGAATTTAAGGGTGAGACCAAACAATTTCTACCTGAAGAAATTTCTGCGATGGTTTTGACGAAGATGAAGCAAACTGCCGAGGCTTATCTGGGGCAGGAGGTGAAAAATGCTGTAATTACTGTTCCCGCATATTTCAACGATGCACAGCGCGCGGCCACGAAGGATGCTGGATCCATTGCTGGCCTGAATGTTCTTCGTATTATTAATGAACCTACTGCCGCCGCGATTGCATATGGTCTGGATAAAGTCAAAGATAGCAAAGCTCAGAATGTTCTGATTTTCGATTGTGGCGGTGGAACCCACGATCTGAGTATTCTAACGATTGACGAGGGTGTTTTTGAAGTTCGCGCTACTGCTGGCGATACTCACTTGGGTGGTGAAGATTTTGATAGTCTACTCGTAGATCATTGTGCTACGGAATTTCAGCGCAAGACGAAAATGGATATTCGTTCCAACGCCCGCGCTCTAAGACGTCTACGAACTGCGTGCGAACGCGCTAAGCGCACTCTTTCGTCTGCAACTCAGGCATCTATTGAGGTGGACAGTCTGATGGAGGGCACAGATATAAATGTTGTAATGACTCGTGCAAAGTTTGAGCAAATTTGCGATTCCGTTTTCCGTCGCACCATTGCACCTCTAGATAGTCTACTCCGCGATGCAAAGATGAGCAAGACTGATATTGATGAAATCGTGATGGTTGGCGGTAGCACTCGTATTCCTCGTATTCGTCAGCTTGTGATGGATTATTTTAACGGTAAGAAGCTAAATGACAGTGTAAATCCTGATGAGGCCGTAGCCTATGGTGCGGCGGTTCAAGCACACATTCTCAGTGGCGGTCAAAGCAAGAAGACCGATGACCTGGTGCTTCTGGATGTAACGCCCCTGTCTCTTGGTCTAGAGACTGCTGGTGGAATTATGACTCCTCTGATCAAGCGCAATTCCACTATTCCCAAGAAGGCCACACAGACATTTAGCACCTACTCTGATAATCAGCCCGCTGTGACGATTCAGGTATTTGAGGGTGAACGTCAATTTACAAAGGATAATAATCTTCTGGGCAAGTTTCAGCTTGAGGGCATTCCCCCTATGCCTCGCGGTGTTCCTCAAATTGAAGTCACCTTTGATGTAGATGCGAATGGTATTTTGAATGTATCTGCGGTGGAAAAGAGCACGAATAAGTCCAATAAGATTACGATTACAAATGACAAGGCACGTCTAAGTCGTGATGAAGTTGATCGTCTAGTGGAGGAGGCGGCGAAATACGAGCAGGAAGATAAAATTCGCATGGAGCGCGTAGAGGCGCGAAATGGTCTGGAGAGTTATCTCTACAATTCTCGCAATGCGATGCGCGAGGAAAAGGTCAAGACTGCTCTAGGTGAAGATGAAGTCAAGCGCGCGGAAGATATCATTCAGGAAGGGCTAGATTGGCTACAGTCTCATGAAGAGGCTCTAACCGAGGAGTTCAAGGAGAAGCAGAAGGAAATGGAGGAGAAGATCCGTCCGATCATGATGAAGCTCTATGCTGGAACGTCTGATGGCGCTGGTGGGGCTCCTACTCAGGAGCCTGATATGGGAAGTAGTAAGGGGCCTACAGTGGAGGAAGTGGATTAAACTATAAACACATATATGTAGTTTAGAGTAAATATAATAAATCTTACATGGCTAAGACTAGCGATTTAAGGTTTATATACAAAAATAAATTATGGAATATCAAATTATTGCCGACTGTAAATTTCACGTGGAGGGAAATGATTTACAGTCTCTTCAAAGTTATTTTCAGGAATTGTTACAATCACAAAATGGTCAGCCCGATTGGCCCGTGATTTTTCATAGAGTTTATCTGCATGCGTGTCTGAAAGGTCGCCCAGAAATCGCCGAATGGCTTGAGAAAACAGTGTTTCCTATGATGGATGGAATTCAGCAAATTGCGCTGCGCCAAATTTTTTCATATGGAAGATATTTATTATCTAAATCACAAAAGTAGGAAATGAAGTTAAGTGAATTTATTAAGATGCCCCAGGCAGAAACTCTCCATAGTTTTTTTTCACGCTTTGCTTTTATTTTTGTAATTTTTAGCGTAATATCAAGTGGATATATTACAGAAGTATTATCATGCCAAATGCGAAATTATTTAAATACTTCTACATATTTTAGACATTTAATTGGTATTTTAATGATATTTGTATTTATTATGTTGGAAGGTGGGTGGAGTTTTGATCGCGATGAAGATGAAAAAGCAGAAAATGATTGGTCAAGTGGCGATGTTCTAGGAAGTATTGGTATGGCACTTATTATTTATGCTATTTTTATCATATCTTCCAAATCACAATTAATACCAAATTTAATATTTTTTATACTTCTATTTATTTTATATTTGCTAAATACACAAAGAGAATATTGGTATAAGCGCAAGAAAATAAATGATGATACGAACCAAAATATCCTAATTTCTGAATATGCAATTTCTGGTCTGGCCGCGATTGTTATGATATATGGTTTTATTGACTATATTTTTTACCAAAAAAGTCAATATAAAACAAAATTCCGTTGGGATAAATTTATTTTAGGAGCGCACATATGTGCTGGAAGTAAAAATGTTTAGCTTTAGTCTTATTTTAAGGTAAATAAATACAGTAGTTGATCTAATTCGGCCAGCATTTCATCGCGAATATTCATTAAATCAGTATCGGTAGGTTTCAAACCCTTTACAAGATCAGTTTGTAATACACGGATACAAGCTTTTATGAATTTTACAATAGACGTTTCACTCAGATTTCCAATTTTAATAGTATTGTTTCGGGGGGTCATTTTTGGGCGACCATATTTTCCCATATAGACCTCAACAAACTTATCTATATTTTTATCCAACGCATCAATGACTCCGTCTGTAGCTTTGTGGCGGGCGTAGCTTTTCGTTTGCCAATGATAGAGCTTAATTTGCTCTCTCATTGTAAAAAAGAAGTTTATATTATTTGCACTCATTCTACTCTACTACATACTTATAAATTATTTAGCAAGTAGAGGTTGAGGACGACGAATCGTGCGTTTCGCTGCAGGTGTAACTACATTTGCAGGAGCCTGTTCTTGAGTTGTCATCATCGGCGCAACTGATTCCAGTTTGGTGACTACAGGTGGAACATTTGTAAGACTGGAAGCTGATGTTAGATTACTTTCACTTGAATTACTTACAACGGCCACATTACGATATGTGCTGGCCTCTCCAATACCTGTTAGTCTTGCCCACTGATCACGCCACATTTCAAACATTCCTTGACATGCCGTCATGGCCTTTTTAATTACATCTCGTGCGGTTGACTCCTTTCCATCCTTGACACCAATGCGAATGACCATTTCATCGCGTAGAGGGTGTGGAATATCATATCCAGCAAATGTAATATCTTCTTTTCCCACGTGATGCTTATCAATCCATGCTTGAATCAAATGACCAAGCGTGTGATCCTCGCCCTGAAAGATAAAATCCCAACCAATGAGTTGTCCATCCGTGCGCTGAACAACAACACTGGGCCCTAGATTATCACCTGAATACTTCTTACAGAGTTCTACACCCTTTTCGCACGCTCTGTAAACAATATAGGGGCAGTCAAGAGTTCCAACCGATTCCATCTTAAAATCAAAACTATAGGGCTCACCACTTTCATCTTTCAAATAGCAACGATTGATTTCAAGTGTTTTAAACTCTCGCATTAGAACATCACGCTTGTTAGCATCTTGCTTGAGAACTTCTTCACTCATTTTCTTAGAACGGAACGCCCAATCATAAAATGCTTTCTGAATATTTTCCTTGTTTGTATCTAGTGTATAGGAATATGCACACTGGCTCGTAGGAATAAATCGCGCATTTTCACGACCAATTCCAATTGTAGCTTTTGCACGAATACTGATTTCCTCGGCCTTTGCGCCAGGCAGAAGAGGCTTTAGAATTGCGAGCAAACAGGTTTGTCTTGTTGTTTGATTTGGAATAAAGAACCGATTAGAGGGAATATTAGTAACCTTATCACCGTTGCGTTCCATTACACTAAAGTCGGATGCATAGATATCCATAGCCTCATTTTTATCATTTACTTTGTTCAATACAAATACATACTTCTCGGTGTCCCACTGAAGAGGATTTTTTACGTAAATTGGAATGAGACCAACACGATGTGCAAGCATTTCATTCGTCATTGGGGTTGAATTTGCTAGAATCTCAACATCCGTTGTAGCACCATCGTCACGGATATCCGCACGAAACCCAACAGTTTCAACGTATGTCATACATAGACGTCTAAGAGTATTGGCATAAGCAACATGTGTCGGGGTTAGTTGAAATGACAGTTGATTTGCCACCTTATTTTCACGAATATTTTGAAAGACGGGTTCCATTCTATTTGTTGTGCCCTACTACTGTAGGATTTCTCCGTTCAATTTTAAATGTGCGCCAACTCGGCTTCATAACCTCTCTTCAGAATGAAAAGAGAGGTTGTTTTATCCATGAATAATTCCGGGAACAACCAGCATCTTTGTTTCTACAGTAATCGTTGTCGCTGGTGTGAGGGCTTCATAAAAGCTATAAGCCAAACGCCCTATAAGGCTGAATTTAAGTTTATATGTGTTGATCCACAGCCAAATGGAGCTAGGCCTCCCCTCCCCAAATGGTTAAAGAAAGTGCCAACATTAGTTATTCGTGGAGAGGATGAACCCCGAACAGACAGTGGAGTAATGAATTGGTTAGCTGAAAGACAGCTCATGGATAATAAAAAAGGCGGTGGTCCTTCCGAACCAGAACCTTGGGTTGGTAATGAAATGGGAGGTTCATTCACAAAAGGGTTCAGTTTCCTGGGAGCAAATGATACAAATGAGGCCCCGATGGGTAATTTTGAGTTTCTAAATGGTCAAAATTCGGTTGGATCTAGAACTGGTTCGGATCTTCCACCCGGAGGTCTTGGTGCTAGACAACAAACAAATAAATCTAAAAAAGAACAACTCTTTGATAATCAAATGGAGAGTTATATGAAACAGCGCAATGAGGGAATGCCTTTGCCCCCTAATCGCCAGTAAAATATTTCTGCGCTAAAACCAACTTAAATAGAAAACCACAATTACAAGTAGTTAGATATTCTTTCAATGTCGGCACCTTCCCCTCTCTCGACATTTTGTAATATGCTTGTTCGTTTTTTTGAGGAACTCCGTGACACATTTCCCGAGGAGCGTGAAATTCGCGGGGCGTTGGAGACGATTCACAATGCAAAGAGAATTAATCCGCGACTGATTTTGGATATGTTTGTAACGCATGTTGGCGAACCGCTACGCGAACCGATTGCAAATGAAGATGTGAACGCGATCATTTCCTACGGGCGCCAGAAAATCCAGACGCAGTTTAATGAAATTCTTCCAGCACTTGTAATTTTTGATCGTCACTGGGGGTCACTTTCCGAGAGTAACCAAAAGTCAATCTGGAAATATCTTAAAGTTTTGGTTGCTCTCAGCGATAAAGCGCAAGCGAATCGTGTGTAAACTAAATCATTTGATTATCTTTACGATTACTTTCCTCGGCGATAGATAGAAAATGTCATCGGTTCAAAGTTACATTAAAACGCCCCCACGCTTAAGTGTTGGACCTCAGCAATTATATTGTGCGGGTATATTTATTAATGGTCAAGATTTGCCTTTACCAATCTTTCCTCGTGACGGAACAGTATATGTTAATACTAACTTTCCTAACTTTAATATTAATTCTCAACAAATAAGTAACAATCCAATCCTTACAGGCCCTGTAAAGCAAATGGGTGGAGATGAATTAGTTACAAATTTATCGGATGATTTTATTAATTTTCTAAATAATAATTCTTCATTTGCAGGAACTAATCATCGTGTATACTCGCCAGGTATAATGACAAAAATTCAAGTAGGCCAAACAATCCCTGAACCAAGGAGTATTTCTAGCTCAGCATTTGGAACCACACCAAGCTATATACCAGCAAATTCTTTTTATACAGCTGGGGAGTTCGCGGATAATTATCTTACATTTTGGGTTTTTAGAAATCCTATAACCATTGTTTACACACATACAACGGGACAAACACGGTATTTAACCCTATCTGCTAATTTCTTGGCACAACCTGCATAATAAAATTTATGTGTTATTAATATTTTTACCACTCTGTAAAAATATTAATTACAACAAATTTGAACTTAGATATCCCTGTTAGAGTATATCATGAAACAAAAAACATTTGGAGTCGCAAGCGCTTCCGATCTTCATGGAATTCGCGTGGCTCTGATCCTAATTCTTTTTTGGGTGGGCATCTGGAATTTGACTGAATCTGTAATTTCATGGATCGAGGAAAAATATCAAATCAATCGCACCAAACTGTATATTGCTCTCGTTCTCCTGGTTCTGCTCGTGATCATTTTGGATCCTATGACATTTGAAAAAGCTGTAAATTAATTTCCCAAATTAAATTTATAAAATACATATAATGAAGGAACATACTTTAGCTGAAATGTTTTTTGTTGAATATACTAAGTTTTGTGATAAATTAAAATTAAGTATTCCCGAACTGAATTACCAAATTGATAATGCTTTAAAACTTTCAAAGGATGAGATGTTTTTAAAATATAATAATGATATACTCCCACTTTATCCACCCAATTACAAGTATAAAAAAGTTATGCCCACATATCTACTTCCTGGTGTATATATGCCACATACAATTTGGACAACTCTTGATAAAAATACACAAAAATCTATAGCTGAATATATATCTCTACTTACCAGTATTTGTAGAATGAAAAATTTAGGAAATCAATATGGATTAAATTTAGATTATTTATTATTTTACGGGGCTACATTATTGGTTGCTTAAAAACAGCGTAAAGACTCCTTTCTGGTCTTTGAAAGAACAGAGAAGAGATGAGTTCTGACCTCCTATCCATTTTCCATGAAAAGTATACTGAATTTTGCGGTAAATTACAGCAAGTTCTCCCCGAACTTTCAGCGGAAATTACAACCGCACTGAATCTTGCTGAAAAAGATCGCTCCGAAAGATTTGCGCAAGAGGTCCTCCCACATTGTTCGCCAACTCGCGACGGTTCTCAAAATCCAGGTCTTGTGCTACCTGGTGTTCATATTCCTGATACAGTCTGGAGCTCTTTGAGCGAGGGAACACATAGTGCTATCCAAGAATATCTGACACTCCTATCTATGTGCTGTCTCTATACTGGTGCGAAAACTAACATTGATCTATCTGGAAATGAATGGACGGAGAACTTTTTCAATCATTGGCGCGATAAGATGAATAAGATTGACTTTGATACAATCTCCAAAAAAATTGCGGACATGATGGGTGGGTTCACTCCCGATAAAATGCCAAAACTCCCCGAGCGATTCTTAAAGGGGCATTTGGCTAAACTCGCCGAAGAATTGGTCCGTGAATTTAAGCCTGAAGACTTTGGTCTGAGTGCAGAAGAACTCAAAGCATGTGATGAGGATCCCTCAAAGGCCTTCAATCTTGTAACAGAAATTTATACAAAGAAGCCAGAAGTTCTTCAGAAGGCAATTACAAAAATTGCTTCAAGACTTCAAGAGAAAGTCAAACGTGGAGAAATTCGTCCCGATCAAATTGCCGCTGAAGCAGAAGAACTCATAAAAGAATTTAGTGGAAATGGTGTATTTGTTGAGATGATGGAAAATTTCCGTAATATTTTTGGAATGGAAGATCCTGATTTGGCAAGAGAGGTTGGTCGTGATGGAGATGCGAGAAGAAATATTGTCAAGGAGCGCCTACGCAAAAAGATGGAAGCCCGTAAAGCTGGAAAAAAGTAATAGCAATCATTTCGCATAGTAGAGAGGCGTCCAATGCCGTCAGATTGTCCTTGTGAAACATTGTGGATATATAATCCAACAGCACTTGTGGGAACTAATCTTCTAGTGGACGATATTTGTGAAAGTAATAATATAAATGCATTCACCCGAGCATTTTTGCTAGGTCTTGTATTTGCTTTACTTCTAAGTCCTGCCCTAGGATATGGTGGATTTGCTCTTGTATTTTTGTCTCTCCTTTTCTTATATGGACGCTGGATTTTTGCCAAAATATACCCCCAAGCAGAAATTGTTGAAAAGGTGGCTCGTCCACCAATTGGGAAAGAAGGTTTTAGTGATTTGAAGGGGGCAGATATTTTACCTGGTCTCAAGGAGCCCCCTGCTTTCCCACCCATTTACACATCTCCTGGTGTTGCAGTTGTCACTCGTCCATCTGCTCAAAATCCTTTCATGAATGTTCTTTTAGACGAAATTAAATATAATCCTACAAGACCTCCTGCTGATTTTTCTACTGATCCAAATAATCAAGTCATTTTGGATGATTTCTTCCGTGTTCAGTGGAATAGCGATCCCACAGATGTTTTTGGTCGTTCACAAGGTCAAAGACAATTCTATACTATGCCTAGCACAAGTATCCCCAACGATCAAGGAAGTTTCCAAAATTGGTTATATCTAATCCCTGGCAAGACATGTAAGGAAGGAAATCGCGATGCTTGCTATCCCGCTACAAATGGTGCTTCAATTACAATTTTGAGTCAACCCAATTAAGCTGTAAATACAATTTGAGAATTCCAATATACACTGTATGCTGGAATTTTCTGATTTATACGTGTAATTTTTATTTGGGGACCTGGGTTTTAAGAACTGGTTTTTTCCCACATGTGAATCTCTTGAGAGTTTTTCCACGAGTTTTTAAAACTGAATTTACACAAATTCCAATTGCAGCAGATTCTTTGGCCACATTTCTTGCTTGTTTGGTTCCAAAGCGCTTTCGCAACTTTACTGTTCGTCTAACTTTTTTGATACAATCACAAAATAATTTTCCCAGACGCTGATTTCTAGTCGTGACCTTTCCGCCAAACATTTTCTATTTATGGCACCTGAATTGTTCCCGGGTTATACTTTTTTGCTTATCCTAACAGAGTAATATCCTAGCATGGAGGTAAACCGTTTAACAAACGTGCGGGATGACCTTTGCGCTATTAAGCAATATTATAAGCAGTCCGTGGGCCCTGGTAATTATGCTACAACCTATCTTGTGCCTGATGCTCGTCAAGTGAATCCCTTAGCTGTTGAAAGTTTAGTGATGTATCCTCGTGAGGGTTATGGGTTGAATAACAGAAGTATCAATGCAGATAGTATCTTGAGAAATCAGCCAGGTTTTATGAGCAAGCGCTGTAGCACTCGCCAACAAGCACGTCCATTCTTGAGTGTGCCATATATGGGTGGCGGTCGTGGTAATCCTGATGTGGAGACACCTCTGCAACATGCTGAAATGAGCCGTATGGGCAAGGCCTGCGACACAGTAACTGAGACCTTCTTTCCTCAACAATACACTCCTCTTGTGCCTACACTAGCCCAGAGCATCCAAGATCCTAAGAATCTAATCCCCGAGGTGGCAGCCCCTGGCTGGATTCGTGGTGGTCTGCCCAGCAGAGAATACATCCGCAACGTCAACTGCTAAACTATTTTAAAAACAAACTATCTTTTACTTTGAAAATGTTTTCCTAAGTAGAAGATAACACAGAATGTCTGTTGTTACGGCCGCGCCAGTAGATTTTACGGATGAATTGCTGAATAAAAATCCAGCATGGGTTCGTAATGATAATAATTCTTTATACGACTTGGATGTTCCAAATCGCGTGGTTAGACAAAATTATTCCATTGCTGAAAATAATTTAGCATCTCCGCCAAATAAAAGACATATTTTGGGAATAGTCGGCGGAAATGAAGTGAGCCGTATGGCTGGAAATCCGCAAGATATTGAGTCCGATTTGTATGGACTGACAAGACCACTGACCAAATGCCCAGAGAGAGAATATCAGCCCCTGCAACAAGGCCAAGAGACAATTGTCTATAACAATCGTAAAACAGATTTAAGAATCGATATTCGCCCTGTTCACCTTCCTGAATATCAAATGTGGGCTTACCCAGTCACATTTGGCCCTCTTCCCCTTCAAAAGCAAACATGTGGCCAGCCCCATAAATATTAATTAACTACCACGATTAAATTCTTTACGAAGACTCTTATAGCGATCTCCGTAAATAAAATCTTCCACAATTGAATTTACAGATTCATTTGAACCCATGCGTTTTAAAATATCGGTAATTTCAGTTTGTGATTGTATTAAACTTTTATACTGAAAAATCCAGTCCGATATCATATTATAAATATCTGAACTACTAACTTCATCTTGCCAAGCAGTAAATATTTCCAGAAAATCATTTTGCATTTCATACCACTCTCTTAGTTTATTTGTCATTTAAGCACCAATGTATATAATATCTCAAAAAATCTTTAGATTATATGTCGTATTTTTCATTCCATTTAAAAATATTTCCGATTTAACCTCTAATTTTACAGTTGTAGCTATAGCAATTAAAACACCAATTGTAATCAAATTTCCGAGAACAATCTCAAGTGTGTTTGACATTCTAAGTATTAAAGTAAAATATTCTTAGATCCCCTAAAGACTACCTAACTGAAATCTAACACCCGGCCAAAATATGCCCACAAGACAACACCAAAAAGAGCCTTTGCACACAAATCCAATATATTATACATAATATTTTTATTTTCTTCATCTAGTGTGTAAGCAACCCCATATAGAGACCAAATAACTGAAAATATGATAAATACAGCATAAGAACGAGTTTTAGGAATACAGCAAAAAAATATTATTAATAATAGAATTAGTAAACATAAAAATCCAACTATTAGACCTGTTGTTTTATGAATAACTCCTTTTTCACCAAAATATCCACTAGCCAGCATTCCCCAATTTAAAAGAGCTAATACAGAATACGTTTTATAATCAATTGGTTGCCGTCCTTTATTATAAAATAATAATACTCCTAAAATAATTAAAGGAGTTGTAATTGCCCAGTCCAAATATCGTAAATGCGCAATATCTTTGAGATCAAATGTTGGTTGTTTCATACGTTCTAAGAACATGCCATAGACAAAGGCCGCCACAAAACTTATTGCTGTTTCAATATTCATGATATTTCTTACGGCTTGTGAAGGAGTGCGCAAAGCCTCGACAAAGGTAATCACCGTGTATCCATATAAAATGAGATATGTGCTAATAAATGTATCTCTCAACATAATACTATATTGCGGTATAGGATCAGGTTCAGATTTGGTTTCCATCCTAATTGTCTGAAAGAAACTTCGGGGGATAGAGATATTAAAAAGGTATATACCTATAGGAAAAATGGGTGATTGTGCTCCCCCCCAACAAAGTTGGACAAGACCACGAATGGATACATTCCACATGATGGATGATATGCGCATAACGAGTTACGCGCTTCGCTACTATATAAACCCTCCCGAGGCTAACTGCCCTTCTATGTTTCCTGTAGAACCTACGACACGTATTCAGAGAAATAATGGCGATTCATGGTTAAAGGGTCAATGGCGCACAGATGTGGAAAGTGATTTGAAGGGAATTAACCGTTTTGGGGAGAGAATTCGTTGTGATCCTATTTTATACAATCCCGATACAAATCGGATGAATAATGTTCCTTTGGAGAATCCAGAATCAGGATCATTTCCACAAACATTCAATCGTTTATCAAACCCGCCATGCACACTTCGCGCAACTGGCTGGAATCGTTGGCAACCTTTGTTCCATGATCCCCAACTAACATTTGAGCAACCTTTTGATTATTTTATTCCAAGCCGTGATATTGATAAAGAAAAATGTATAAGTTATCCTCGCAGGCCTCCTCCGTCTGAAATTAACGTTCCGTCATATAATGGACTAGCCGACACATCCAAATTTGGACCCAGTGTTGTCGCGGGCTCCCTTCCTGCTCCTGCTGGTCTCTAAAGTTTATACTTCTGACATGCTTCAGATGAATTCTTTTTTGAACATTCCAAATACATGTCATTCATGCATTTTGAATAAGACGCTTTATCATGCATTCCAGAATGTAGCGAGCTTTCATACAGTCCAATTTCATACGGACTATAGTGCTTGCATTCTTCATGAGATTTAGTAAGCAAACATGACTCATACATATCTTTTAGACAATCTTGATAACTCATTTTATTGGAAGGAGGGGGAGGAGGAGTAGCCGTAGATGATGGCGTATTGGTTTCATTTGAGTATTTTGCAGATTGCGATGGCACACCAAATAGGCGTTGCGCAAACATATTTCCTAGACCAAACCCAAAACCTTCTTTAATTGAACTACCTAGAGTTCTTTTATGTTCTACTTGTGTAACAACGGGCGGAGTTGTCGATGGAATATTGAATTTATGATTTGCCGTAGGAAGAATGGGCGCATTATAACTAAATGTTGAGGGAAGGGAGTGTGTTGTGGGCATATTTGTCTTAGAGGTATAACTCTTATTGGAATATGTAGTATTTGACCGTGGCATCCTTGTCTTTTTACTGATTAGATAAAATTTTTTTACCGTCAATTTTTTCAACTATTAAGTCTAGTCTCTTTTAGAATATGGAAGCTGCCGCCTTAGCAGGTCTAATAGGAATAGGCTATGTAGTATCCCGACTTGCTGGTCCTACAAAACATTCTAAAAAGTCAAAAGAAGGATTTCAAGGAAAACAACCTTCACAAGATCCTTTTCCAAAGGCGGGTGAATTTCCAATGACATTTAAACCTGGTAGTCAAACAGTTGCTTTAAAGTCTCCTCCTACAAGCGCTTTAGCATTAACACCACAGGGTGCCTCGGCTGTGGCTCCATCGCCCGAATTGGATCTGATGTATCAAACCCCTAATGGCCGCACATACCCTTCGGAACCTTCCCCGGGTCCTTATGGAATGCCCGTTGGATATGCGACTCAACGCCCACCCTTGGCGCCGCCAGTTCCTTCTCCTCAACCTGCCCCGCTTCCTAGCACATTCGAAGATCAAACTGCTCAAGTTCAATTGAATCCTGCAGGTCTAGAAGGAAATCCGTCCTATTTAACTGGAGATGTAGTTAGCAGTTTATCTGGTAATCCTATACGCGCCTCAGAATTTACGCACAACAATATGGTTCCATTTTATGGCGGCAGTGTGAAACAAAATGTCAGAGCTTCCGCCAATAATAGCTTGTTGGATACCTACACTGGTGCTGGATATACACAAATTGCTAAAAAAGAAGTGGAGACGATGTTTGATTATCAAAGACCGTTTGGCAACCCGTTTGGTTTAGAGAGTTCTACTGATTTTGTGCAAAGCCGTATTGACTTGCCTAGAGCAAGAAATGGCGAAAGACCGTTTGAACCTACACGTGTTGGTCCTGCTGTAAATGAGGGATTTGGCATGACTGGAAAGGGTGGTTTCCAGCAATTGGAAATCAATGAAATTATGCGCCCTAAGACAACTGATGAATTGCGCGTAGCAAATAATCCTAAAATGACATATTTACAGCCAGTTGTTCCAGGACAACATTTTGTGACAAACCCAGCTGACAATCCTGGCGAAGTTCGTAAATATCGTCCAGATACATTTTACGTTGATCCAACACTTTCTCGTGGTGGTATCGCTGGTCCTGCGGATGTTCACAAGGAAATGAGCAGACCTGTGCAAGTTCTACCAGAGACTATGCGAACGGAGACAACAACCGAATCGTTCGGACCTGCTGCTGGCCAAGATACTTATCAGAGTTACGTAACTGGATCATACCGCACACCTATGACACAACAATTTGGAGGTGCCGGATTTCGTAATGGTGATTTAACATCCTATTACACACCAGACATTAACTCGCCAGAGGCAGATTATGGAAGATCTGGTTACGAAAATCGTCCAACTGAACGCACAGCAACGAGTGAGAGAACAATGACGCTCAATCCAGCCCCAGCGGAAACTGGTCAAGTCAGTGTTCGATATTTGGATGATGCAAGACCTACAAGACGTGCCGAGGAGGAAGATGGAATTACACAACTTGGCCCTGGTTACATTGCGGGTGGCGCTCCTAGTGTGACGGTGTGGGATCCAAATGATGTTGCCAGGACAACTGTGAAGGAGACAACATTAAAATGGGACTATCGTGGCATTGCATCTTCTGCTTCGGCGCCAAATCGCTTGAAAGTATATGATCCAAAGGATATTGCTAGACCGACACAGAAGGCGCAACTCAGCAATCGCCAGTATTATGGTTCAGGTGGAAATGCAAACTGGGGCGTGATGAATGAGGATTTTGCATACAACATGCGCACAAATCCCAATAAAGAGCAAATCGCGCGCGGTCGCAAGCCGATTGCTGGAAATGGAAATATTGCCATTTTTGAGGGAGATCCTGGAAGACAAACAGCGAAGCGTCTGGCATCCGATGACATTAATGATCGTGCAAATTCCATCAATCGCGTGGATAGTTTACCACCAGGTGTGGGCGATCTCGGTCTCATCAAATACAGAGTTCCTCTACGCTTGGATGTTTCTGCAGAAAGATGCACACCTGATATCGTGGAAGCAGTGGATGATAATCCCCTCCAACAAAGTCTCCACAGAATTGCACAAATTGCTGCAAAACAAGCCCAGGCAAATCAACTTGCTGGAAAAGCATATTAGTAAAAATATATTGTCTAGCAATGTAAATAATTAAATATTTATTTTAGATAAAAAATCAAAAATAAATATTAAAATAATATTCTTTTAGTTTAACGACCTGACCAGACTTTAATGATCGGCAAGTCCTCATATTTTTCAGAAATATAATCCTCAAGAGGTGTATCCCATGGAATATAATCATGAATATTTGTAAAAAATGTCTGGATTTTTTCATTACTATTAAAATATATTAAAAGCCCAAATACGCGTTCGAGGGCACATCTGTGAACCTTATTTTTAATATACTTAAAAATATTGTCAAAAAGATTATGTTTTAGAACAATTTGATTCCAAAAGTCCCATTTTATCACGGACATAACACCAAAGCAACCTTCCCAAATATCCTTTTTGTGATATAACTCGGTTAATTCTGTCGAGTATTTTATGGTGGACAATATATTACTAATTTGAGTAAAGATTTCATCGTCGTATATATGAGTAAAAGGCCAAAAAAATTTACAATTAGTTATATCATCCAGACTTAAATCTATTTTTTTCTGAAAAAAAACACTATCATGAAGAATTATAGCAGTATCAAACGGCTTTAATTTGTGAAAATAATAATAGGGTAGAATTTCAGCACTTCCTTTATGATCAGTATCGTAAATTACAGTTGTATTTATAAGCTGTAGATTTTCAGTAAGATAATTACGATTGCTATTATCATCAATAATCATAATAGGATTATCATAGAATTTTCGTATAGATGTATAGCTTAGTTTCCAATATAAATCAGATCTGCGATTATTAACATGCCGTAAAATAATAAACCCAAATGTCATTCAAAATATTAATTATATGTTTAAACAACCTTTTTAGGTATGAGTTTTAATAGCGCATACTATTTATTTATTTTATAGAACGCTATAAGAGAGTATTAATACTACTTTACTATATAAATAAATTATAATCATAGTTCTTTAAAAAAACGCATGAAAGTTACTTAAGAAATATCTTTAGAAACAAATACAGTCTACATGCGTCTTGCATGGTTGGTATCTGGGCCAAGCGGATCGGGAAAGAGCACCTGGGTTCGCGAACGCGCACAAAAGAATGGAGCGAGATTATTGCGACATGCCGTCAGGACTGATAGATCTTTACGCCAGGGGAGACAATATCTTTTCAGTCAACATCGGAGTAAAGAACCGACATTAATTTGGCTGGAGGGTGCGGATACATTAACTGCAGATGCACAAGCATTTTTGAGACGAATTTTGGAAACAGCCGCATCAAATGTTGAATTTGTTTTGGAAGTTCGCGATGAAACAACTATAAATCCGCCACTTTTGAGTCGTTGTCAAAGAATATGTATGCCAAATCGGAGTTTCCGAAAGGAGACAGCAATCGCAACACTTGAAAAACGAGGATATTCCGATATTCGTAAAATCAGAGCCAATTTGGAACAACGTATGAATTTTTGGACTCCAGGATTTACGGTTAAACAAGTTTGTGAATCTATTATGCAAGCAAGATCGCAAGGATTACTTCCGGATCATCTTTTGCGAAAATTGCTTGAAAATTCTTCACCAGAAGAGCAAGTGGATGTATATCGCAAACTAGGCGATGGTATGAGTCCTTGGATCCTTTTAACAAATGTATGTCTACAACGCGTATCATCCTAAAAAATCAAACAATGGGGGTTCTTAGATATGGACGCATCAGTTTATTCTGAAGCCAAGGGCGAGTATACTAAACAACTTACACTTTTTATTGTGCCCGCCTTTCATAAATTTTTTATGGATCTTCTTCGTCAGGCTTCAGAGGAGGAGCCAAACACAAAAAAACAGCTTTGGAAATTCCAGGAAAAGCTAAGTCAAATACCCGAGTGGAATTTGGATAAGGTTCAAAAAGAGGTGAGTAAACTCATTTCCGATATTCCTTGTGATTATTTGGAGGAATTGATAACTGCTGTTTTTATTGCGCATACAAAAGTTTTAACAGCAATTCGTATTGGAAATAAGAATAAACGTGTTCAAATCACAATTCCAAAGCTAGAACATTTTCTGCATCGTGCTTTGAGTGAAAGTAGTCGCTTGTTGTGGTCTTCCGCGTATTTATTTCACAATGATTTATCCGCAATTGAAAAACAGAAAAATCATAGACAGATTGAGCAATTATTACATGAAGGAATTGCACAAGCTATACGTGGTCTATTACCGGTAAAGAATATACTCAAAGATTACATTACAGAACCTGAAACAGATGCTGAGACAGATGATGAGGGCGATGAAGAGTCAGAAAAACCAAAAGTGAATGAACACTTTGAAAACCCTGCCTCTATGGCGGTTGAGGAGAATATTTCAGAAAAATCTGATACTTTGGGACTACTGAGTTTAGAGAAAGTTGCTGAAAAACCAGCACCTCCCGCGATCCAAGAAATTCAGTCTGAAAAAATTCCAGCGCCCGAATCAACTCCATCCGAAATTGCCCAATCTTTTCCAGTTGCTGAAAATTCAGTCGTCGCCCCAGCCCCTTCGTCACCACCTGCAGAAATAGACTTGCCAAAGACACCTCCGCCGACACCAAATCAAGAAATCCAGCCAGTCACAGATGATATTAAACCTATACCACCGATTGACCTGGTAGAAAGTCCTAAAAAATCAGAATCATCACCAATGATTATTAAAGTTGATGAGAGACCACAAAAATTAGAACCACCCACTGAAGTTAAGACACCTACCCTTATTGTTGCCACTGAACCAACGGTTCGTTTTACTGATTTTGATCAAGTCATTCAGCGTCGCGGCGAAACAACACATATTGATTATGTGGAAAAGGATCGCGATCTCAATAATGATGAAGAATTCCACTTTTTGGATGATGAAGGGGATGACTTATCTGATTTTGAAGATTTGAATGATAATGAAAATCTAAACGATAGCGAGTTTGAAACTATCTAAGTGCGTTAAAGTGAAAAAAACACTTTTATAAAGTTTGTCAGAACTATGGACATGTTTGAGAATCCAGCATTTGTGATTAGCATAGTCATTGGAGGTATCATTCTGGCAGGTATTAGCAGTGCTTACCAGTTATACAGTGAAGAAAATGAAGGCAAGGTAAAACCTAAAGCTGTTCTACGTGATGGACTACTCGGTTCTATTTTTGTGGCCTTAGCCTGGACGTTTATTCCCGACTCTATGCAAGGGCTAGCAAGTAAATTCGCATCAACCACAGAAGCAGTTACAAATGTTGTTGAAAAAACAGCTCAAGCGATAACTTCTGAAATTGATATTCAGATTGGCCCAGCCCGGTTTTAATTCATTTTTGAGTCCTATAAAGATTTGGAATTCCAGTTCTTTATAGTTTTATTTTTCGGTATTTTTCAGTCAAACCAAGATTTATGGAATTGAAATCCAGTCAACTCCCTGAATTTTTGTTTTCAGTAAAAAAGTCTGGAATATTGGCTTGGAAAGCTGATTTTCAGGAACTGCTTCCGAAACCTCTTTTGCAATTGTTGCATATAAATTAAATCCTGGATATTTTTCCTGCCCATGTTCCGTTTCCAGCACAGTATGTTTTTTATTTGTGCGGAGCCAAGTCCATAATAAATTAAAAAGTGGACTAACCGTTTCACGAACTTTCCAGTCTCCCTCGTGTGTCAAGATGCTTCCTTTTGGTTTTTCAGGTGGATTGCGAGGATATAATCCACGCAATAAGTTACATGCTAGACGGCACAAATCAAAACTTTTATTCGGCCTTACTCTGGGTAAATTAGGATCCTCTATTGGACCAAAATTATACATTCCGCATGCATCATGGCCATCATTATAATCGCTACTTATAATCATAAAGTTATTTACCAAAAATATGGAACGGCCATAATCAATAATTGAAAAGATCTTACCATATGTTGGAACTTTAAAGACATTTCCATTTGATTGTGTGTAATACAGATATTCTATCTCTGTATTTTTCCATAGAATGTTACATGTGTGTAAATCATTATGGGTTAAATTAAGTATATTCTGCAATTGTGTGCATGCCACGCAAATTTGAAACAACCAGGCAGTCCAGATAGCTTCTTGATCTGAAGTTAAAATTGGTGATAATTGCTTTATTTCTAATAATTCGTCCATTGTTCCTTCACATTTTTCAAGATACTGAATTGCAACAGGCATTTTATATAATTCGGCATGAACAATATATTCATCTGTAAAATCATTATCATTACTTGCGGTAGTAATACTATCTATTGTTTTGGGTGTTACATTTCTGCCACGTTTGTATACCTGAATAGTATCACTTTCATCTGGAATACTATCTACATCTGTTATTTCATTATAAACTGGTATTTCGGTCAGTTGTGCGCTATCAGCAAGTTTTAGAGACTGTGCGCTAATTTCTGAATTTGTTTCATCATCTCCGCTACGAGTAGAATTTGTTTCCTTTTCGGTATCATCATCATCGTCATCGTGGAGGAACTCTTCATCTGGCTTAAATTCTTTAAGAATTTCGTCTTTTGTAAGTCTTCTGCCACTTTTCTTTTCTGTTACGCGAAGATTAAAATCGCCAGCTTCGTATCCATTCCAAAACCATTTTGTGAAACGAAAGTCTTCCAAGTCCTCTTCCAGATTATAGTGAAATATATCAGTGACCGCACGAAATGCACCATAAAAATCACAGAAATGCGGAGATTGTAAAGAATTGCGCAAACGACTTGCAAGATAGCTGGCCACGCAATCTACATATCCTTGATTTTCAGGAGCCACAATATCAAATTTTTGATATGCCCAGATAAATGGTTCACTTGGTCGCTCCTTGAATCGCATCCAATGATAAGGATCCAAAAGTGGCATGACCTTTTGGTATGCCATTACTTTTTTTACAGTTTGTCCTTCTGCAACCGTTAGTAATCCGATAGATGCATTTTCTTTGTTTGCTTCCCAAGATAACAGGTCACGCCCATTATCAAGTCTTAAAGATTGTCCTCTTAGTTTCATTGGTAAAACCTCTTTAAAAATAGAAATTGAGTCTTCAGCAATTGTGAGATTGGGATGGTATTTAACAAATGCCTGTATTATTTCAGGCTGAGATTGTTTCACAGGGATTGTAACTTTCGTTCCCGAATTTGGGCCTTGTATTGAAGTTTGACCTTTTGCGGGTCTACCACGTTGTTTAGGAGGCATAGCGTGTGTACTCTTACCGGGTCCAAGTCTTTTTGGTAATTCTATTTCACGCGCACCAGGATATATCCAAGAAATGTGAGATCAGAAAACAGTATTCATGATCAGTATTTTATTCTATTTTTTTTAAATATTGGTATACATGCGTTTAAAGAATGAAAAAAAAATATAAAAATTCAATAGATAAATTTCCTAATGGCGCAGGGTCAGCCACAAAATGCTTTAAATGCACAACATTTACGACTCCGTAAATTTGATATGAAAATGATTCCACAAGATGCCGTTTGTGTTTTTATTGGACGTCGTCGCACAGGAAAGTCTACCCTTGTAAAAGATCTTTTATATCATCATCAAAATATTCCAATGGGAACTGTAATTAGTGGAACAGAAGAATCAAATTCCTTTTATGGCAAAATAGTTCCACCTATGTTTATTCACGGAGAATACAATGCTGCAATTCTAGATCGTTTCGTAAAACGTCAAAAGCTCATAACGTCCAAAATTCAGCAACAAGAAAATATGCCCAGACAGCCTGGACAAATGGTTCAGAAATCTAAATTAGATCCGCGAGCATTTCTAATTCTTGATGATTGCTTATATGATGATAGCTGGATTCACGATAAGAATATTCGTTATTGCTTTTTGAATGGACGCCACCAAAAGATATTTTTCTTGATTACTATGCAATACCCTCTTGGAATTCCTCCAGTTTTAAGAACAAATGTAGATTATGTTTTTATTTTGCGCGAACCGTATATAACAAATCGTAGACGTATTTTTGATAATTTTGGGGCCGCCTTTCCTAATTTTGAATTTTTCTGTCAGATTATGGATCAATGCACGGAGAATTTTGAGTGTCTTGTAATAAATAATAATACGAGATCAAACAAGTTGGAGGATGCTATTTTTTGGTATAAAGCTGAAATGCGCGGTGATTTTCGTATTGGCGCCCCCGAGTTCTGGCAACACAATGCAACCTATTATCGCGACCCAGAGGAAGAAGATATAAATCGTTACGAGGGGGGCACAAAACACCTCAAAGGTCCTGCAATTGTTGTTCGTAAACAATATTAGAGAGAATGGCCACATCCTTTATTATTTCAATTCTATTATTGGCCGTCGCACTTTTGCTATCCCATTATTTTACGATTCGTGAATCCTTTATTGGTGACCCAAATGCAGTGCGGTGTGGTGTTGACCAACCCCCTTGTCCATTTGGCACAGCGTGTATGAATGGATGGTGTGTGAGTTCTATGCCACCTCCTTTACCACCTACCACTGGTCTCCCGGTTTTGCCATAAGAAATAAGAATTATCGAACACTTGGTAGAAGCAATGTCTCGCGCCGGTTTAGGTTTTGGTTTAGCAGGCACATTTTTGATCTTTTTGGGCGTCTTATATTTTGCTCCGATGGTAAAGAGATTCTTTGGCCGTCAAATTAGTGGTTTCCAGGATATGAGTTGCACACCTGGATTGAAGCCTTGCCCTGAAGGATACTTCTGTGAGCAATCTACATGCGTTCCTATCCTTCCCCGCTACGATATTAACACTGTAGTCCCTGGCGGATATTAAGGTCTTTAGTTACTAGAATATTAAAACAAATGAGTATTTATACGTATTCATTTGTTCTACATATTTAATTTTTCACTTAAAAATTATTTTTACTCGGACTTCTTAGCCTCATTCTCCATTTTACGTTGAAGAGCTAGATCCGCGGGCCCATCAAAGAGCGATGCGTGTTGACCAGATACCACCTCATTTTGCGCCGATACCTGATCCTCCTTGGTTCCAACAATGCTCATAATTTCCTTCTCAGTTCTTACATTTCCACGCTTGGTGGCATTACGAGCATCAGGATTCTTTTTATAGAATTGTTCACGAGCCTCCTCATTCTCCTTATAAGCCTTCATCAAGGAATTGAGTTCCTCTTCCTGATACTCTTGGTTAGCCACATTGTGGGGATTGGGATCCCATGCCAGCCACTTTCCAACCTCTGCAACATAAATATTGTGAATAGGATCATTGCGCTGTAGTTTCTTGGCACGAGCAGTTGCTTCTTCCTGGGAGCTGTAGGATCCACGAACCTTCAAGCCACGAATACTCGTCTGAAAATTGTTCTTTGCAAAGAAGTCATCTTCCAGTTTCTTCTCATTGCTAAACATGTAATCATCATATGCATCCTTAATCTTGGTAGCAGTAATATCCTTGGCGTTTTCCTTTAGGTATTCCTGGTAAGCTCCCAATACAGTATCAACAGGAATGCGTGCTTTGCGACATATCTCAGAAGCCTCCGACAGTTCAGCGGCCTCCAAACGACTGGCTTCGGCCTCTAGCTTCGCATTAAAATCTAAGACTTGTTTGGCCAAGAACTTCTCTAGATTTTTGGTCTTCCACGTGATTTCATAGTTTTTCAAAAACTGCTCGATAAAGTAAAAATCCTTGCGTTGCAGAACCTTTTCAGGACTTAGAAAACTCAAGAGGACATAACGCTGTCCCGGGATTTCATTATCTTCCTCTAGAAAGTCTTCACGCACATCACTTGAGCCCGACATTTGTCTCTCCTCGTATATAAAAATTGTGTTTAGGCGTCTTTTACGCAGAAATCCCCGAACGATTGAAACGAAAAAATTTTCAAAGCATAGAGTATAGAAGAGATATGGACTTCAGTGCTGGTGAATTTATCAATCGCGCGTTAAAGTATTTGCTAGAGGGCTTGGCCATCGCTATCGCCGCTATCTACATCCCCAAGCGCGCCCTGCCTATGGATGAGGTAGCCACCTTGGCCTTGGTTGCCGCGGCCGTGTTCGCCCTGTTGGATGTGCTAGCCCCCTCTGTGAGCATCACTGCTCGTCAAGGCGCGGGCTTCGGCTTGGGCGCCAACTTGGTCGGCTTCCCCATGCGCCGTTAGATCTACTAACAATTTAGTCAAATCATATAAAATTCACTATTATCGTATAATATGAATCTTTTATGAAAGAATAAATAGAAATGGCAATTATTCCTAGGAATCGAAATAATACTAATCGGAATAATTCACCCGGTTTATTTTCATCATTGTTTTCTGGAAATAATACTAATCAAAATAACAATTCAGGAAATTATATAAATGAGTCAATTTATCAGAATAATAATTCAAATAATAATTCAAATAATAATAGTGTAAATATTAATGTAAGTTATGTTCAAGAAAAACTAGACTCTGGTTTTTTCTCAACTTTAGAAGATTTGTTTCTTAAACTAAAAGCAAACTATGTGAATTCGCCACCGCCACTGCCAAATAATTATGTAGTTGCTAATAAAATTTCTGGTGAATTACTTTCCTTTTTATATCAAAATCCAAATTTACAAATACTAAATCAATTTAATAAGGATGAAATTACAGAATTGTATAATTACAGCAGTGCCTTAGATATGAAACGTTCTGGTGCACCTTATTATGCAAGTGATTTATATAATCGTCTAGAAAAACTACGCGGGAAAATACAGGCTTTTGAAGTTTCAGGAAAAGAAGTTCCAGGTCTTTTACCTAAAATTTTAGCAGAATATGAAAAGCTCTATAGTAATCTTACGAGTGGTGGAAAACGTAAGACGAGAAAACATCGTCGTAGATTGCACCGTCGTAAAACGAAACTGAACAAACATAAATAATTTTTACATACTTGATAATATCCATGTTATATATAGAATGGTAAACCATACACGTAGACGTATGCGTGGAGGTGTATATAGAAGACCTCGCACGATTCGTAAATTAAAACAAAGACCTGTTGGATTGGAACGACCACGCTACGAGTCCCGATTTGAATTTGCAAAACGGAATACGCCAAAATTAAATGCGTTTGTAAATACAATCATGACCAATGCTACAAAGAAAATACGAACAAAAAAACCAAAAATAAAAATTAACCTGACTAAAAATATTGTTGTGCAAAAGGATACGACGTATCAATATTTAAAAAATATTAATAGAATTCTAAAACAAATTGTAAAAGACGCTGAGCGTGCAGAAAATTTAGGTTCGGAACACTATGATGTGTTGGTTGATATGGCAAGTGAAATATCTCAAGTCTTGCCCCAGATAAAACAAGATATAGGAGTGAATTCAAATAGTAATATGAATAATAACAATAATTTAAACGCTGAAAAATTATTTGACGATGTTGAAGAAATTATTGAAATCATTCAAGATTTATTACAGTCATATGATCGCGCTCTGAGAAAAGGTAAAATGAGTATTATTGAGCGCGTAGAATCTGAAATGGAGCTCGTTGCTTTAACATTGGATGGAGCTATCCAAGGCGCAAAGACACGCTACGTGGCGGAGCCAATAAATGCGAATGTCAATGATCTTTCTATGATGTTTAATTCTTTCAAGCCATTTGCTAAATAGTTGGTATATATTGCCACTGCATGTCATTGCAAATTTGTTCCCAAACTTTGCTCTGTTGATAGAGTTTATCACGATTTTTTAACAAGGGGAAACTTGCTAAAAATTCATCCAGCTCTAAGAGTTCACAGAACTTATAAAGAACGTAGGAATATGACAAAAAGTTGCGACGATTTTTAGGACAGTGTTTCTGGAAACTCGGCTGAATTTCTTTGAACATGTGACGCAAACGTTCCTCTGTCTCACGACTCATTACGGGTGCAATGGAACCATTCAAACGACTGATAATAAAAGGAATATGATCATATTGGCGATTGAGTTTGAGCTTTCTCAGAATTTGTCGCATCTGAGGATATTTTAGATTTTTATAGTCTGTAATACGCTGTTTTTTGAGTTCTGCTTCAATTTGATCAATGACATCTTGGGGAATTTCGGCACTCCCTTTTGCCTGATGTTGCGCAAGAAGTTCATTAAAGTGATTGATTCGCTTATATGCATAATAACTACTTTCACGCGGTGGATCCTTATATGATGGGCGATCACTATCAATAAGAATAAATTCACTTATACCACAATCAGGACAATACAGCATGGCTTCGGTCTGACTGAACATCATATCTGCACCACATTCCATACATTCTCCAGATAGATCTTCAACTTCATTCGTCTTTTTAACATACTCTGGATACATTTTGAGTAGATATTTTTCTAGAAGACCATCGCGACTCAGTTGATTTTCTTTTTTCTGTTTTGGTTTTTTGGAAGACTTTTTATTTTCTTGAATACTAGTTTTATCTTCTGATATGATTTGGTCTTGATGATCAGGTGCTTTCTCTGAAACATCAATTGCGGCGGCATTTTCAAGGGCACTCAATACATCTCCTGGTTTTCTTTTAATCACAGTTGTTGTAGCACCTTTAGCTCCTTGGAGAATTTTATCTTGAACGTCATAATATTCAAATAGTAGATCTCCTGTATCCAATAGATAATCAAATACACGCTCATTATTTTGTTTTGTCTCCAATTCTTGCTTGAGGCGGTAAAGTTGATTTTCTAATTGGCCTCTTACAAGATCGTCAGAAGTTTCTTCTATTTGGTTGGTTAGGGTTGAAATATCTTCTTGAAGAGATCTTACATCAGATTGTTCATCAATAATTTTTTTTAATTGACATTGATGAACAACATCTAAGGTCGTTCTTTCTTCTGGATTGCTTCGTTTTGTAGGTTTTATCTTAAAAAATCCCTCCTCATTCTTTCCCGACATTCTTTTCGACACAAATAGCTTATTGTTTAAGCATAACATTTTAGCATTTGTATGCGCTTCATAGAAAAAAAAATATATCCCGGTTTGGTTTGCGCTGGCGATCGCGTTTTCAATCTTCCAAAATTTTTTTCTCAAGCTAGGGTATAGACAGAGATGACAGGCGGTGGTCTTATGCAACTCGTAGCTTATGGAGCCCAGGATGTATATCTAACTGGCAACCCTCAAATCACCTCAACACTATAAAGGGGGTGGAAAAGTGGTCAGGGGGCGCAAAAACGGAATAAGCGCCCCGACAAGTCTGTTAGTGGATCCGTTATAGAATAACCACAGCCACTAGTGGCATATATATGCTGCAACATCATCAAATTGCGGGAACCTCCTAAAGCTTTGGATACTAAAGTGAACCGAAAGGTATTGCTGGTCAGGAACAGAACCTGAGTATAGTAAAAACGCCAAAGATGATAGCCTAAAAAGCTTGAAATGGACAATCCGCAGCCAAGTCCTAAATTGCCTAAAAATATCTGTAAATTATTAATTAAGAATGGGTGTAATTTATTGTTTAACATCTCCGTCTGGAAAAAAATATATAGGACAGACGCTGAGAAAGTTGGAAAAACGTATGAATGAACATAAAAAAATGATAACTGGTTGCGTAGCATTAAATAATGCAATACAAAAGTATGGATTTGATAAATTTCAAATTGAAACACTTTTGGAAATTAATGATGAACTTTTGAATTTATATGAATCAAAATTTATTGATACATATCAAACTATTTATCCAAATGGATATAATATTCGTTCTGGTGGTAGTTTAAATTCAAAACATTGTAGTGAAAGTCGTGAACGTATGAGACAAAGTAAATTGGGTGGTAAAAATCCAAACTTTGGAAAACCACGTTCTGAAAATACAAAATCTGCAATTTCAAACGCAAAAACTGGTGAAAAACATCATTTTTATGGACAAAGTCTTTCTTTAGAACATAAGCTAAATTTATCTAAAAGTCATAAAAAAGATAGTTTGCCTATGTATATAGTAAAAATAAAAGGAAGACCTGATCATTATACAACCGATGGTTATGCAGTAATAAATCACCCAAATTTAAATACAAAATATTTTACATCAAAAAAACTTACAGATATTGAAAAGTATAATCTAGCATTAGATTATTTACAAAGTGGCAATATGGATGCAGTTCAGAGACTAAATGGTGATGGGTCAATACAAAATAATTTTGTAAAGGCTTAAGTTATAGTCCAATCCCTTGTGCGGTGATCTCTTTATTAGACGGGTAAAGAGCTAGCACAAAATTCTCCGAAAGGGGGGGTATTTACAGTCTTTAAGGTTGTTTACCGTCGCCACACTAACTTCGCCATGGAGTCCATTGAGAATCCTTTCAATGGTGCCCCCAACTTTGGCAAGAAGGTAACCTGCACCATCCAACGCAATGGTGACTTGATCTACCGCATGTATCTACAGGCCACTCTACCCCAGGTGAACCTGCTAACCAGCGACGGCTCTGGCGCCCAATTCCGCTGGCTCAACTGGCCTGGCCACAACATCATCAAGAATGTGGAGATTGAGATCGGTGGTCAACGCATTGACAAGCACTACGGTGACTGGCTCCACATCTGGAATGAGCTCACCCAGGAGCCTGGCAAGCAAGCTGGCTACGCCAAGATGACTGGTAACGTGCCCAAGCTAGTGAACGTGTTGGTGCAAGGTGGCGAGCCCTGCGACAACGACTGCGGCTCTGGCGCCCCCAACACCTCCGACGAGGTTCAACGCTGCGCCCCCGAGTACACCTTGTACATCCCTCTACAGTTCTGGTTCAACCGTCACCCTGGTCTGGCTCTACCTTTGATCGCTCTCCAATACCACGAGGTGCGTATCAACTTGGAGTTCAACGACATCCGCAACATGTGCTGGGACATCACCCCTCAAATCACCAGCAACCCCCACACCATCCGCGACCGTGTGGCCAACGCTGGCTTGGTAGCCGCCTCCCTATACGTGGACTACATCTACTTGGACACTGACGAGCGCCGCAAGTTCGCCCAAGTGGCCCACGAGTATTTGATCGATGTGCTACAGTTCACTGGTGGCGAGAGCATCACCTCCACCGCCAACAAGATCAAGCTCAACTTCAACCACCCTTGCAAGGAGCTAATCTGGGTTGTGCAACGCGACAGCTTCGTGAGCTGCGACGATGTGATCATCAACCCCTGGAAGGGCCAGCAACCCTTCAACTACTCCGACTGGTGGGACCGCGCCGTGTTGGAGTCTGGTTACAGCGTGACCCGCGTGGAGGGCATGGCTGGCAACAACCCCGTGGTGACTGCCTTGATCCAACTCAACGGCCACGACAGATTCTCTGTGCGTGACGGCAACTACTTCAACTGGGTGCAACCTTACCAACACCACACCAACATCCCTGCCGTGGGTATCAACGTGTATTCCTTCGCCCTACAACCCGAGCAACACCA